ATGCGGCATCGATATGTTTATGCAACTTTTCCGCGAGCTTTCAGTAAATCATTTCTTTCTATGATGGTGTTAATGTTACGTTGTATTCTTTTCCCTGGATCATAGTTATTTGTTACTACAGGGGGAAAAGAGCAGGCTGCATCGATTACTATCGCTAAAATATAGGAAATTTGTAAATTAATTCCATCTTTTTATAATGAAATTAACTGGGATCGCGGAGTGTCTAAACGATCTAAAGATGATGTTAATTATATATTTAAAAATGGATCTAAGATTAACGTCTTGGCGGCAAGATAGTCTTCAAGAGGACAAAGACGTACTGGTGGTTTGATGGAGTAGTGTGTTTTGATTGATCAAACAGCACTTAATGAAATTATCATTCCTACTACAAACGTTAATAGATTGCTTCCAGATGGCAGCAGAAACAATGAAGAGGTTGTTAATAAATCTCAAGTATATATTACTACTGCGGGATGGAAGAATTCATTTGCTTATGATAAGCAAATAGAATTACTTATTCGTAGTATAATAGAGCCAAAAGAGACAATGGTGTTAGGCGGCTCGTTTGAAATTCCTGTAACGTAGGGGCTACTTGATGAAAACTTTGTTGATTAGTTAAAACTCTCTGGAACATATAATGAAGATTCTTTCGATCGAGAGTATAGATCAATTTGGTCTGGAGATGCGGAGAATGCATTCTTTTCATCTTAGAAGTTTGATAAATATCGTGTTTTGCGCCAGCCCGAAAACGAATTCAGCGGCCGCTCCTCAAAAAGTGCGTATTATGTTTTAGGTGTTGACGTTGGTCGTATTGGATGTACAACGGAAGTTATGGTATTTAAAGTTACACCGCAACCGCAAAGTTTAGCATTGAAGTCTCTTGTTAATCTTTATACTTTTGAAGCATAGCACTTTGAACAACAGGCGATAAATATTAAAAAGATTTATTATAAGTATAAAGCTAGACGAGTTGCTATTGATACTAATGGTCTTGGTATTGGATTATTAGATTTCATGGTAAAAGGGCAAGAAACTGAGGATGGAGATTTTCTCCCACCTTTTGGGATCGAGAATGATGAAGAAGGAGTCTATAAGAAATATTTTAGGGGCGTAACTGAATTATAGAAAGATGCAATTTTTCAAATAAAAGCAAATGCACCCATCAACACTTAGGCTTATTCTTATGCACAAACTCAATTGTCTAGCGGAAAGATTAAATTATTAATAGACGAATCTGAAGCTAAAACTAGATTGATGGAAACTAAAAATGGTCAAAATATGTCGATAGACCAACGTAATGATTATCTTCGTCCATTTGTATTAACAACTGTTTTACGTTAGCAAATGTTAAATCTCGTTGAAGATAATCAAGGTGTTAATATTATTTTAAAGCAAAGCAGTCGTAGCATAAAGAAGGATAAATTTTCTGCTTTTATATATGGATTATATTATATAAAACAAGAGTAGGATAGAAGAAGAAAACGTCATACTAGAGATTTTTCAAAAATGCAACTATTTTCTGGAGGACATTTTTAACCAAAACTTTTTGCTAAAATTTTATGTATTTATGAAAAGGGAGAATTATATAAAATGAGAAGTTCAAGAGCCGAAATGAAAATAGAAGATATTTTAAATTCTGCTGGATTAAATTTTAAAGAATAGTATAGTTTTCCAGATTTAATTGGAGAGGCGGGCCATGCTTTGAGATTTGATTTTGCTGTATTTGATGATAATGATGAATTAGAATTTTTAATTGAATATCAAGGAATACAGCACTATAAACCAAAAAGTATTTTTGGGGGCATCTCTGGTTTAAAGAAACAACAGTTTTATGATATGGAAAAAAGGGAATACTGTAAAAAACATAATATAAAATTAGTTATTATTCCTTATTGGGAATAGAATTTAATTTCTTATGATTATATTATGGGTTTAGCAGATGTTTTATAAATGAGAGGTGACTTCTTTGATAAATAAAAGAGATGATTTTATTAAAGGATTAACAGAAGGCGCCAATAATCAATTTATTCCATCTGATTATGCTAAAATTAGAGTCGGAGCAAAAATCTTAGATGATGCCACTTTAAATTTAGGAAGTCTAAAAAAAATTAATCCTAAATATGGGGACAAGAAATAGGTATTAAAAGCAATAGCTACCTACAATGTAGATAGAATGCGGGAGATATCTAATTTCTTTTATAAGACAAGCGGTATTTATGCTAGATTATGTCGTTATATGGCATATTTATATAAATACGACTGGTTTGTGACTCCATATATAAATGGATGTGAAGGTTTATTAGACGTTGATAGCGGACTAGGTAATATAGATAGTGAAGATGAAATAAAAAGTAGAAAAAAGCAATTTAGTAACTTCTTTAAAGTTTTAAAGTATTTTGAAAATTCTGAATTAAAAAAGTTTTTTGGAGAAGTCGCTTTAAAAGTTATAAGAAATGGATGCTATTATGGATATCTCATGCCGCAACCTAATAAGATGGTAGTTCAAGAATTGCCTCCTAGATATTGTCGTTCAAGATTTAAGAAAGATAATAGACCTGTCGTTGAATTTAATATGAAGTATTTTGATGATACCTTTATAAATGAATTTCAGCGGTCTAGAGCGTTAGATATTTTCCCAAAAGAATTTAAAAAGGGATATAAATTATATAAACAAGGCAAATTAGATTACGGAATGGATATTGAATAGCGGGGTTGGTATTTGTTAGATCCCGAAAGTACAGTGAAGTTTAATATGAATGATTAGGACTTCCCTGCTTTTATTTCTGTTATTCCTCCTATTCTAGATCTTGACTCTGCTCAAGATTTGGATAGAAGAAAGATGGCACAGAAGTTATTGAAAATTATTATTCAAAAGATGCCGTTAGATAAAAATGGAGATTTAATTTTTGATCCTGATGAAGTTCAAGAGCTGCATAATAATGCCGTTCAAATGTTAAGCCGTGCTATTGGTGTTGATGTTTTAACTACTTTTGCAGATGTAGAGGTTGCTGATATGTCTGATAGAGGTACTACAACAACTGTTGACGAGTTGGCAAAAGTAGAGCGGACTGTGTATAATGAAGCAGGTGTGTCACAGCTTCAATTCAATAGTACAGGAAATATAGCATTAAATAATTCTATTTTAAATGATGAAGCTTCTATGTATAATTTACTTTTACAATTTGAAGCATTTCTTAATTCTATTTTAAGTTCATTTAATAAAAGTCCTAAAAAATGCTATTATCAGGCTCAAATATTAACTACTACTATTTATAACTATAAGTAGCTAGCTAAGATGTATAAAGAACAAGCGCAAATGGGTTATAACAAGATGCTTCCGCAAGTTGCTCTTGGTCAGACTCAAAGCTCTATTTTAGCTAATGCTTACTTTGAAAATGATATATTAGATCTCGTTAGAGTGTTTGTTCCACCGCTTACTTCTAATACTATGAATGCGGAAGCCTTACAGCAAAGGTCTGCGGCAGGTAATAGAAAGCAAGGAGAGGGGAATGGGCAAGGCGCCGGCCGCCCAGAAAAAGATGATAACGAGAAGTCTGAAAAGACGATGCAAAATTTATAGAGTATGTGAGGATGAAAGATGAGTTTACCGCATAAGAGTGTAGCTACAATAAACTCTCCTTAGTTTATAAATCTTACTCCTCTTGATATTAATCCTTTAATGTCCTCTTGTGAAATTAAAGTATTATATATTGGTAAGAACAGGAATGGTAGTTTTATTTCTAAATAGGTTGCGGAAGAGATGGCAAAGACTCTTCGTGGAGCGCCTATTGTAGGATATTATAGGGATAAAGAAGAGGATTTCTTAGATCACGGAGATCAGCTAGTTATTGATGGGGAAGGTATTAGATTTAACTGTCTAACTAAGCCTTATGGCTTTGTTTCTCCTGATGCAAAAGTTTGGTTCCAGGATTTTGATGATTTTGATGAATTAAATAATTAGAATATTACTAGAACCTATTTAATGACAACTGGATATTTATGGACAGAGCAATTCCAAGAAGCTAAGAAAGTTTTAGAATAGGGTGGACGCCCGCAATCAATGGAACTTGATGAAAAAACCATCAAAGGAAAGTGGGCAACAGATTATAAAAATGATATAGAATTTTTCATTATTAATGACGCAATATTTTCAAAACTTTGTATTTTAGGATAGGATATAGAACCTTGTTTTTAGGGCGCTGCCATAACAGCTCCAGAAATAAGTACATCATTTAGTTTAGATTAGAATTTTAAAACTACTCTGTTTTCAATGATGAAAGATCTAAAGCAAGTGTTAGAAGGAGGCTATATGGCTGAAGAGAAGAAAACTGTTACTACAGATTTTTCTGAAAACTCAAATGACAAAAATGATAAAGAGACTTCAGAGAAAACTGATTTTACTATAGAAGAACAAAATGCAGATTCTGCGGAAGCTGAAGTTAATGATACTCCAGCTGAGGCTGAGCATGAAGAGGCTCCCGCCCCAGAAGCTTCTGCAGAAAATGAATTTACAGCTGAGTCTGAAGAGGCTCCCGCTGAGGTAACTGAAAACAATGATCTAAAAGAAAAATATTCTCTTTTAGAGACACAGTATAATGAACTACAAAGTAATTATGACTCTTTAAAGCAAGAGGTTGAGCAATTAAGAGAGTTTAAATTACAGGTTGACAATGAGAAGAAGGATGAATTAATTTCTCAATTTTTCATGCTTTCTGATGAGGATAAGAAGGATGTTATTGAAAATAAGGTGAAATACACTTTAGATGAAATAAAATCAAAATTAGCTGTAATTTGTTTTGAAAAGAAGGTCAACTTTAATTTAACAGATTCTTATAAAAATGAAGATTCTATGAAAGAGTCCGAAAAGGATGTTGCTACAACTTTCAATATTGATAATCAAGAGGATCTAACTCCTGATTGGGTTAAAGAAGTTGAATTACATATGAATGGGAAATTATAATTTGGAGGGCTTATAAATAATGGCTATTACAATTCAAAGAAAAGGATATGGACAGGTTGAGCCAAATCATTTATCTGCACAGTATACTGGTCAGATCTATGCTCAACTTCCTGCTATGACCACTGGGGCCAACGCTGCTGCAATTGGCCAACTTGAAAATGGTCAGTTTTTAAAGTATAACTATGCTGCTGATTGTGCTTCTACCGCTGGTGATGGCGAGTGGTTGCTTGTGTATTGCGAAGAGAAGCTATATGATGAAAGACATCAGGGGCATAAGGATTTCGTGTTAAAGAAGACTGATTTCGCTGATCAGAAGATTTATCCTCGTCTTTTAAAGACTAATATTGGTGATATCTTTACTACAAATATGTTTGGCGGAGCTGGTACTGGATATGATACTCTTGTGGCTACCTCTGTTTCTTTAGCAAAGGGTAACTATTTAACTGTTGGTGCTGATGGTATTTTAGCTAAGGCCAATGCTAAGCCGGAATCTGGAATGTACTTCCAAGTTGTCGCTGAAACTACAATGCCAGACGGACAAACCGGTGTCAAGATCCAGAGGATTGCGTAATAAAAGGAGGATAGAATAATGGCTTTAGAAAGAACACAATTAATTGAATTAGCTAGAGCTACCGCAAAGGCTTCTTTGAATCCTTCTGTTGCGTTTGCTTTTGGCGACAAGAAGCTTACTTATGAGGCTCTTGATAGTACCTTTAGAAAAGAAATGAATGAATTAGCGGGTTCCTATGCCGCTTATCGTGATAATAAGAATTTAATTTTCCGTCTGATCGAAGTTGGTTTGGATGAAGTTCTTCCTGTGAAGGTTCTTCAGAACTATGGTCAGTTCGCAGATGTGAAGACATATGCTCAGGGCGAGAAGCCGATTTTCCGTACTCGTATTACTGAGGCTTCTAGACGTAGAGCTAAGAAGTTCGTTACTAGAGTTGGTTTAGCTGGTAGATATGAGGTCTTCAAGCTTGATGGAGCAACCTTAGAAGTGCCTACCTCTGCATACGGCGGAGCTGCTCAGATTGGATTTGAGGAGTTCTTAGACGGTCATATCACTATGAGTGATGTGTACGATATCGTGCTTGAGGGTCTTGATGAGGCTGTCTATAGAGAAATTGCTAATGCTCTTATTGCTATGGCTTCTAATGCTAACTTCTCTGGTTATAATAAGGCTAGTGTTGCTGGCTTTGACGAGGCTGAGTTCGATAGACTTCTTGCTACTGCCGATGCTTATGGTAAGTCTACTATTTATTGCACATTTGAGTTCGCTGCTCAGATTCAGCCAACTGCTTCCAACGCTATTAACTGGAATGCCATGTCTGATGGTATGAAGGAAGAGAAGTGGAACAACGGTTACTTTACTAGATATAAGAATCACAGTGTGATCGTGCTTCCGCAGAGCTTTGAGGATGCTACTAATGCTGTGAAGGTTATTGATCCTCGTTATGCTTGGATTATTCCTACTGGTGCTGAAAAGCCTGTGAAGGTTGCTTTTGAAGGTGCCACTGCAGTCCGCGACCATGAGAATGCAGACTGGTCTAGAGAGATTCAGACCTATAAGAAGCTTGGTGTTGCTGTGTATAATGTTAATCCTGGTATCTGCTTCTATAAGAATACCGCTTTATCTACTAACAACACTGCTGGTGGTTGGAACGGACAGTAATTTTAATATTATGGGAGGGAGGAATTTTTCTCCCTCCTTTTTCTGGAGATAAAAGGAGATAAAAAAAATGGATGGATCTACAAAAATTAAGGTTTTAAATCGTGACAATGGTAGCGTTATTTACTCTATTCCTGAAATGAATGGATTAAGGAGAGCTTTTCAAACTGGAGAAACAAAAGAGATAAGTTTTGAAGAGTTGCAGAAGTTGTCTTATATTCCTGGCGGAAAGGAATTACTTGAAGATAGTTTAGTTATTTTAAATAATGACGAAGCTGTTAAAGAACTCGTTGGTGATGTTGAACCAGAGTATAAGTATACAAAGGAAAAGATCCTGGATCTTATGAAGAATGGTACTTTAGATGAGTTCTTAGATTGTCTTGATTTTGCTCCCGAAGGAGTTAAGGAATTAATTAAAACTTATGCTGTGGAACTTCCTTTAAATGACGTGCCAAAGCGGGAAGCAATTGCTCAAAAACTTAATTTTAATGTTGATAATGCGATTCGTATTAAGAAGGAGACTGAAGAAGATGAACCTCCTGTTAATACAACCCATGAGAGACGCGTAAAGGTTGAAAATAAAACAGAAACAGAAAAAGAAACTAAAACACGGCGAACTGTCGTAAAGTAAGGAAAAAATGTTTTCTATAAAAGATAATAATATTACGTTGACACGAGGCGACACTCTATTATTACAGATAAATTTAACAGCAGAGGATGAGCCTTATGTTCCACAAGAAGGAGACTCACTCCGCTTTGCGATGAAACGTAAGTATACTGATGATGATAGTGATGTTGTTTTAGTAAAGAATATACCTATAGATACTTGTGTGCTAGAAATATAGCCACAAGATACAAAAGATTTACCAATGCGGAGTAAGTATGTTTATGATATACAATTTACTGGTGCGGATGGCAGAGTAAGTACTTTTGTTCAAGGTATTTTTACAATAGAAGAAGAAGTATTATAAAAAAGGAGGTGTGATTGTGAAAACGTATACATCATTTTCTGATGTTTATAGAGTATTCTTATCTAAGATTACTGATGATATGTATATGGAATTAACTCCATAGGATACCTATAAAATTCTTAATGAGTTACTTTTTTCTGCACTTCCTAAATTTGAGTTTCCTCGGCAAAGTCTGGCCTTTGAAGAGAAAGATTTAGAAGGATTTGACGAAAGAGGGAACCCCGCAAAAGAATTAGGATTCGTTAATAAGCTTACTTATGAATAGATTAATATTATATCAACTTATATGATTGTAGAATGGATTGGTCAACAGCTAGCATCAATAGAAAATGTTAGAATGAAATACAGCGGTGCAGATTTTAAATTTACATCACAAGCTAACCATATGCAAAAGCTGTTGCAGCTTAAAAAGGACTATTAGAGAGAGGGTTTTCATTTACAGCGGTTATACAAAAGAAGAAAACAAGATGAGGAAGGTGTCTTCCGCTCTACTTTTGGTCAAATTATGGAAAAGCAACCTCGTGGAGGGACAGGCCCATGGAGAAGATGGAACTAATTTATGGGATGTCTGTTGATATAGATGTTATTTCAAAAAATATAAAAAGGCTTATTAATAAAATATATAAATTGTTACCGATGAGAGAAGAAGGAAAAGATTGGGAAAAGCCGTTAGAAAGTATAATCGAAGAGTTCTGCGGAATGAGTAAAATTATATCTGGGCAAGACGATCTTTTCTTTGTGATTCTGTGTAAAATGAAAGGACTGCTTGAATTAAAAGACGATAAATATATGATGTTATATCGTAGAGTTATATTTGAATGTCTTAATTTATTAAGCAGTTTAGAAATAAATGTCTGTCATAAGTAATTTAAAAAAGCGGTTAAATTTAAATAACGATAGTGATAACTATCAGTTTTATAATAAATATTCATAGTCTGATTTAAAAACCATGCAAGCTAGGCTAAACGCTTTTGGTGGAACCGATCAGTGGACTCGTATGAGAGAAGATAAGCTGAGAAGTTTAAAACGGGCATTATTATACTCTTATCAAAGTGCAATTGTTCAAAAATATAATGTAAAAAAAGATAGCCTAGCAAATAGTATTATCTCTATCATTACTCTATTGCAAGATCAAAAAGAATTATCTGATAATCAAATAGCAACTTTAGAAAAACTATAGACTACTTATAGTTATTTAAATCCTGAAGAAAGGGATTCTTCCGAGTATATTTCTTCTTTATAGGGGATTGTAGATTAGTTAACTGGCGAAGAACCCTATTTTAGATGTTTAATTAATCATGATAAGTTGAAAGTTGACTATGAAGATAAGATAATTTCTATTCCCTTTATGGAGCCACCAATTGGTGGATATGAGCCTGAAGAAACTGGGTTCCATAATGGAACTGTTTTTAAGTGGGTTCATGGAAATAGAGAGGAGTGGACGCCCGATACATATTGGATCGTTTATATGCAGTATTCAGAAGAGACAGCATACTTTAGGGCGGAAATTAGAAAAGCTGATGAATAGATTGAGATTGTAGTAGTTGATAGTGAAGGTAATGAATAGAGTAAAACTTATAGAGGGTGGATGACAGGTCCAAATGAAACTAACGCCCTTTGGAACACAAAAAAAGATGTTACTTGGAATGATTTAAATTATACTAAACTTTTGTATATTACAAAAGATGAAGATACATTAGCTTTCTTTAAGCGATTTGATAGAGTTATCATAAATGGAAAGCCTTGGTAGGTTCAGGCTTATAATGAAAGCTATAGTACCAGTAAAATGGGAGACTATGATTCTGGTATTATTCGTGTAGCATTAAAAGAAACATATACTAGTACAGATCAATTTATTAAGTAGACTAAAGAGGCGGAAGCCCAGTCTAAGCAGAAATAGGTCTAGTACGATGCAATACATACTGAAGCCCGCATTACTGGGCCAAGCACAGTTACTCCTTATTAGACGGTGACTTTTGTTGCTAAGAATTTTGAAAACTCTGGATAGTGGTCTATTAGCAATCCGCAATTAGCAAAGATTACATCTGTTTCAGACGATGGAAAGACAGTTACTGTTTCTATTGTAACTAGATTCTCTAATAAGGAAGGATTTGATATAAATTATGGAGAATTAGAAGATACTAAAAAACATATAGTAATTAATTCTTTATAATTTTAAGGAGATAAAATGAGAAAAGATTTAATAATGTCAAAACCTATATATTCATCTTTCCTTTCTTGCGGAAGGGATATATAGTTATTATTAAAGACTTTGTTTGTTACTAGCAATCCTTATAGTAATGTTTTAAAAAGACTATTAGTTATTAATAATAAAGATTGTTTAGATATGACAAACAAAGATTATGAGTAGATAGTTTCTAATATGTCTTTAAGTGATTTAATTGAAAAAGGATATGTGCGGAGAAGTCCTAAAATTATACGAGGTACGCACGAAGAGATAAAGACATATTTGTTAATAAATTTTAATCATTTTTCATCTAATTTTGAATCTTCTGATTATAGAGATTATACGATTAATATAAATATCGTTTGTCATAATGATGCATGGGAGTTAAATGATTATTTATCTAGACCGTTAGCTATTTGTGGATATATAGATGGAATTCTAAATAGTTTAAGCAATGATAATAAAAAGTACGATAAAAGCAATAAAAGCCAAATAAAACTTGGTGGAATTGGATAGTATGATTTTTCTCAATGTTCTTTAACGGTTTTAAATGAAGATTTTTCTATGTATACATTAATTTATAGAGGGATGCAATTTTCTTAGAGTATTCAAAAGCTAGGAAATATAAATGCAAAATAATTTATTATTATTCTTTTCAAAAAATGATATTCCTTTTGTTGAAGGGGAATTAGTTTTACATAATCCTTCTATATCATAGATCTCTTTAATTGGAGATTAGATGTTCTTTAAAGGTTGCAATCTGATAAACTTTTCTAAGAATTAGTTGAATGAAGAGGGCAAAAAGAGTTTAAAAGATTTGTCTGATTTTGAAATATTAATGACAATAATAGAAAAAAATCAAGATACTGCAATAAAGGAAATAAAATAGATTTTATAGACTTTTTTCTTATTAATTTTACCCGATTATAAAATAAGTTTTCTTCCATCTAGTTTAATGTTTACTAGAAAGGTAAATGATTAGATTGAAAGAAAATTTATTACAAAAGAAAATTTTCCAAGTTTTAAAAATATTGTGTCACAAATTTTTTGTTTTAGAAAATTTTTAGGTTCAACTACGAATTATAATCCAGGAGGACCTCAAGCGAGAGCGTTGGTAAAAAAATTTGAAGAAAGGCAAAGAAAACTTGCAGAATTAAAAAGAAAAAGGGGAGAATAGAATGTTTCTATATTGGCTCAATATGTTTTAATTTTAGCAGTTGGAGAACATAAAGATATTAATTCTTTAATGTAGTATACGCTTTTTCAATTATTGAATTAGTTTGAGACTTTTGAAGGTAAATAGAATTCTGATCTTGCTATTGAAGCGAAATTAGCAGGAGCAGAAAATGTTAAAATGGTTAATTGGAAAGAAAAACTTTTCAGGAATAAAGATTAATTTTATTATCCGTAAGGAGGATAGAAATTTATGAAATTTGGTGTAAGATAGTGCGCTAATATTGTGTTTAGAGCCAAGCAGAAGGTTAAAATTGGTAACAACACATTTAATGTTGGCCAGCCTGTTCTTTATATTGATACTGCAACAACCTCTTCAATGGAGCAAGCAAGTTCTACTGTTTATGCTCAAGGTGGACGTGGTAATTCTCGGTTAATTGCTTGGGAAGGTGATAAGACTTTAACTTTTACTGTTACTGATGCTCTTATTTCTCCTGTGTCTTTAAGTATGTTGTCTGGTGCTGGACTTGTTAAGGATAATACTACTTATGTTCATGTTCATGCTACTACTGCGGCTACTATGACAATCGGTGATGGCGCTTCTGATAATAGTTCTGGTTTTATTGATTTAACTGATGCTTTATTAGCTTTCGGTGCGCTTCCTAGCACAGCTAATGGAACTGATGGAATTAGAGTTGATGTTGGTACAGACGCTCCTTTCTATATCATAAAGACCGAAGATGATGGTTCTATTACTGGTGAAACTGTTAAGGGTACTATAACAGCAATTTATACTCCAGCAGCAGATAATGCTCCTGCAAGCTATAAGATTAAGGTTGCAACTCCGAAGTGGTCTTCTAACAACTCTACAATTAGCACTTCACAGAATGTGCTTGTTGACTATTATGTTATTAAGAAGTCTGATAATGTTTCTGAAATTCAGCTTACTGCTGCAGACTTCGCTGGATACTACTATGTTGAAGCTGATACATTGTTCAGATCTCAGTCCACTGGTATTGATATGCCTGCTAACTTAACCTTCCCGAATGTTAAGGTTCAGTCTGGATTTACTATCAGCATGGCTGGTACTGGTGATCCTTCTACTTTCGACTTCACAATGGATGCTTTCCCAGGATATACTTACTTTGATAAGAGTAAGCAGGTTCTTTGCGTGATTCAGATTGTTGAAGATAGCCAGGCTGCGGCAACTACTCAGCACAGTGTTATGTTAAATAATGGTGTTGTTGAGCATGAAGATCCGCTTTCTGGAGACAGTGCGAATCCCGCAGGCTAATGATTAATTGATTACTTTAAGAGGTATATATAATTTAGATTATATATACCTCTTTTTTTTGTAGGCGGGGGTATGTAATTATGCCAAATGAAATTGCTCAATCTATTGGATAGGCAATGTCAGATGTTGAAAAGCAAATAAAAAGTTCAACTGTTACAGAACTAATTGGATTACTAAATAATAAAACATTATAGGTTGAAATTTTAAATAAAAATTTAAGATTATTTGATAGTCAAATAGCACAAAATGAAAACTTGAGAAATATATCAAGAAATGAAGCTTTTAATGAATATCAAGATACTTCTTTAAATTTTTTTCATATTTCTAATGAAATGGCTACTCTTGAGCAATATGAAAATCAATTATAGAATAAAATATTAGAATTATATTAGTTACTTGTAACGATAAGACAGCAGTTAACAGGAGAGACTATTACATATCAAATTGCTGTTGGTTCTGGAGGAACACAAAAAGCATATTTGATAGAAGGAACTTTTACTTTTGAAGAATTAAAAAGTTATTTATTTATTGAAAGACGTAGTTCTGGATATAGTTTAAGAATAAATTTAACTCAAAAACAAATGAGAGAGTTAAAAAATAATAACAAAAATAATAATAATAATAATAATATTCAATAGTATAATAGAACAAAAAGTAATATAGATAATATTTTATATCAAAAATTATTTGATTATTATAATGCAAATACTACGTTAGGAAAACAGGGGTAGAAAAATAAGAAGAAAAAACATCTAGCTTCAGTAGGAAATAGAGGTAATTTATATTAGGTTTATAGATATTTTTTACAAATAAAAGGGAAAGGTTTAGATTATATTCCTACGTCCAGAGAAATTCAAGCAGTTTTTAATAGAGTTTTGGCGGGCGGTGGAAAAGGAGGTTCCTTTTTAACTGGTGGAGATGTTTTACAAGAACAGGACAAAGCTAATTTAGGATCTTCTGCTACTTTTTTAAATTATGATACTGTTATTAATCAAAGTAAAGACTTAATTAAAGCTTTATAGAGATTTAAAGATGCAAATGATAGTTCTGATATTATTAATATATTAACTAGAAAAAGAGCAGGAAATAAAATTCTTGATACAGCACGAAAAGAAGCTATAGAAAAAATAAAAGCAGCTTTACAGAAAATGCGTAAATAATAATCTTGACACTTTAAAAAATTTTTGCTATAATAAAAAGAGAAAAAAGGAGATGTATGCATATGTTATTTAAAGATTTAAATCTACAAATCAAAGATGAAGAAAAAGTCATTAAAATCAACGATAAGGAAATTCATATCAAAAAGTATCTTCCCGTTTCAGAAAAATTAGATATCATTGATATCGCACTTCAAAAAGCACAAGAAGCAGATGGATGGTATAATGAATTAAAGTTGGAGATTTATTTTAATCTTAATATTTTATATTCTTATACTGATTTAGAATTTTCTGATGAGGAACGTGCTAATCCAGAAGAGTTGTATGATATACTGGAGAGTAATAAGATTTTTGAGTATATTATTGCGGGATTAGAGAAATCCGAATATGAATATCTTTATAGTTATTTGAAGGCGGTTAAGGAAGATAGAATTAGTCATAGCAATAGCGCGGCAGGTGTTATAAAAACATTAATTCAAGACCTTCCTAAGAATGCAAGCGCGGCAAATGAAATACTGAATAGTTTTGATCCAGAGAAATTTAAAGAGTTAAAGAATTTTGCGGAAGCTGCTAATGGCAATAGACCTATTCCGCAATTAATGCCAAAGGTCTAATTTATTTAATAAAATAAGCTCTCTTTCTATATAGTAGAAAGAGAGCTTTTTTGTTTTATTTTTTATTTGCGAATAAAGGAGGAGTCATTTAATGGCTACAAACGGAGGACGAATAGAATTTCAAGTTGGCTTAAATGCTGATGCTAAAAGTTTAGATAGCCTTAAACAGGCTTTATTAGATATACAAAAAATTAAACCTGCAGATTTTAATGGGACAAACGAAGAATTAAAGAAAGTTAAATAGACTGCAACTCAAGTAGAGACTGCCTTAAAAAAGGCTTTTAATACAAAAATTAATTCTTTAAATGTCGGTTAGTTTAATAATAATTTACAAACCTACGCAGGTGGTATTGATCATATATATTCTCAATTTTCAAAATTGGGGCCGCAGGGACAAGTTGCTTTTGCGGAAATATCAAAAAGTGCTTTAACAGCTAATTTTCAGTTAAAACAAACTAGCGGAATTATTCAGCAAATGGGAACTACTTTAGTAAATACCATTAAATGGAATATTGCATCTAGTGCAATAAATGGTTTTACTCAAGAAGTTCAATCTGCTTTTACCTATGTAAAAAGTCTTGATGCTGCATTAACAGATATTAGAATTGTTACTGGTGATTCTCAATAGAAGATGTAGTAGTTTGCGGTGTCCGCTAATAAGGCTGCACAAAGTCTAGGACGTAGCACTATGGATTATACCAAGTCCGCCTTGACATTCTATCAGCAAGGTTTGAGTGATGAGGATGTTCAAGCTAGAACTGAAGCCGTGCTAAAGGCGCAGAACATTACTGGTACTGGTGCGGAAATGGCAGACTATATGACTGCTGTTTGGAATGGTTATAAAGTTGCTAATGAAGAAGCGGAATTATATGTTGATAAATTAGCGGCGGTTGCAGATTCCAGTGCATCAGACATGAGTTAGTTAGCAATTGCTATGAGCCGAGTTGCATCAACTGCTAGCAATATGGGAGTTGATATTGACCAATTAAATGCTCAGATTGCTACTGTTGTTGCTACTACAAGACAGGCGCCTGAATCTGTCGGTACTGCATTTAAGACCATATATACTCGTTTAAATGATATTAAAACTGGTGCAGATGAAGCTGAGATTAGTCTGGGTAATTATTCAGGTAAAATGGCTTCTATTGGTTTTAATGTATTAGATACCAATGGAAGACTTCGTGATACTGGCTAGATCATGGAGGAAATTGGTGAACGTTGGCAGACATTAACTAAGGAACAACAGATTTATCTTGCATCTACTATGGGTGGTCAAAGACAGGTCAACCAGTTAATGGCTTTGTTTAATAACTGGACTACTTATAGCGATTTATTAAATATTTCTTTAGAGTCTGAAGGAACTTTAGCAGAGAAGAACTCTAGATATATGGAGTCTTTAGGTGCGAAGATGAATCAATTGGCTGCCGCGCAGTAGCACGTAAAATCAGCAATGGTTGATACGGATAGTTGGAAGGCTGTATTATAGATATTAACTACCATTACTGATTTATTTGGTACTTTTGTTGATTCTATTGGTGGGGGTGGAAATGCTTTAATTGCATTAGGATCTATTTTAATGCAAGTCTTTAATGGAGCAATTTCTAATGAATTAACAAAAATTATTACTAATCTTAACACTATTCGATAGAATGAAAGAAAAAAGCATGAAGATATTCAAATGACATAGCTTTTTGGTGCTTCTAAGGGATATGAGGAAAGCGCAACAAAAGCTATGGTAGATGCTAAAAGAGAAATTCAACAATATTATTCTTTTATTTCTGCGGAATAGGCGAATACTTATAATGAAATAGTAAAACAACTTGGAGCAACTCAACAACAGCTTACATTAGAATAGGCAAAAGTTAAAAAGGCTGAAGAATTTACTGAAGCTGTTGCGAAAGCAGCTGATAAACCATCAAAAGATTTAGCTGATGAGTTTTTAAATATAGTAGATTCTGTAGAAAAGGCAGAAAATGCTATTAAAGAACTAGACGAAGAAAGAAAGCAAAGATCTAATTCTTCTATTGCTACGGCTGAAGATAAAGAAGTTTTTAAAAATATTTATAATAATCTTTCTTAGCAAGTTGGAGAAGGTACTATTAAACCTTTATAGAAATTAAAAGAGTTAATAGACCAAGATAGTAATAGCTTTGCAGCTATGGGGCGAGCAGCTAGACAGGCTTTTGATCAAATTAAAGGAAGATTAGATGATGCTGAAAATCTAAGTATATTAAAAGAAAATGTTGAATAGGCTAAGGCAGCTTTTGAGTTAGCTTCTGCTTCAAAAGATCAATTTTTATAGAATATTAGAATTGAAGCTTTTAGTAGAGCAATTGTTGGAATCGCTTCTGCAACAGGACAAGTTGCTTCTGGATTTAATAGTTTAAAAAATGTTTTTAATATTTGGTCGGATGAAAATATTTCGGCAGGATAGAAATTTTTAAAAACTATTATGAACTTATCTTTTGCTATTCCTTCGCTTGTTAACGGTTTTTCAAAATTAAAAACAAGTTTAGCAGGATATATTGTTCAATAGCAAACTGCAGGGGCAATAGCAGATTTAAATTAGGCGAAAAGACGAGCAGAATATTTTTCTTTAATGGCTACAAAAACAGCAAGAGAAAATAGTACGCATGCTCAATTTTTTGAAACGGCAGCAAAAAAGGCTGATGTGCTATTAACTTAGCAACAAATTATAACAGATAAAGCTTTAGCTGCTGCAAAAGAAAGTGCAGCATTGGCTTCAATGCATTTATCAATGGCATTAGGAGTAGTTACTGCTGCTTTAACAATAGGAACGTTAGTTTGGCAAAAACATCAAGAAAGTATTAAAAAAGCTGAATAGGCTGCAAAAAATTTTACAGAAAAACAAAAATAGTTAGCTAATAATACTCAAAATGTTAATAATCAAATTCAAGAATTAAAAGAATTAAAAGAGGAATATGATAAATTATCAGAAAAAGCAGGAAAATATGATTCTAATATATCTAGTTTAACAGAAAGCGAAAAAAATCGTTGGGATTAGATAAAAAATAAATTAGTATCAATAAATCCTGAAATTTTAAGTGCTTATAATGCTCAAGGCGAAGCTATTTTAAATAATAATGATGCTTTAGATGAGACGATAGAAAAATTAAAATAGAAAAATAAATTAGAATTAGAAAGTTATGTTTCTAGTGAAGAATTTAAAGATGCTAGAAAAGGTAGATAGAAGAGAGCAAAAGACGCTGAAGATGAATTAATTGCTGTACAAAACCAAAAAAGCAATTTAATTAATATGGAGTTATCATCTTCTTACGGTGGAAAACTTGCTACTGACGAACTTTCAAAAATTTTGTCAAATAATTCAGACGGTTTAGCAAGTCTTAATGAAATTTCAAAAATTTTAGATTATTCATTACAAGAAGTCTATGATAAAGATGCAAATTAGGTTTAGAAGAATTTAAAAGATAATTTTAATAAAATTGAAACATAGTTAAATAAAGAAGTAGAAGAACTTGAGAAAAAAGTACAATAGAGAAACCCAGAAACTTTATTTGATGATAAACTTGCTTTATAGGCAGCTAAATCGCAACAACGATATTTACAAACTTTTAAAGAAAACAATGAAGCATTATTAGCAGAGCGTTTTAATTTTATTAAAAATTTAGACGGTCAAGAAAAAGCTGCTCAATCAAAATTTGAAGTTGCAAATGAAGCGGATGTTACTGCTATAAAATTAGAATTAACTAATTCTACTGCCTTTAATGCTAATTATTAGGCATTAGTAGATAGAGGAGTGGAAAATACGGATGCTTATATTACAGCTTATTTATAGGGAAACAAATAGGGATTCGCTCAAAATGAAGCCGAGTTAAGAAATGCTGCTTTAGATTTTGAAAATAATCTTTTAATTTTTCAAGAGAATAATTCTGATTTTGATGCAAGATTAAAAGAAATTAATTAGGAATATAAAACAAAAACTTTTAATTCAATAAAAGAACGCATTGAATGGCTACAAGATGCTATTCAAAAGGCGAGAGATGAATTCAACGTATAGGGTATTGAAAATAGTAACGATTTCTTAGCGAATATTTTTAAAGCTGCTTTTGATATATAGGGAATTTCTTTAGATGATTAGGGCGTTATTATACAAAATAAAGCAACAGAATCTATTGAAAAAATATTCGCGGAATTAAAAAGAATCAATCCAAATACGGATTTTACATTAGATAGTTTAGAAAGTTTTCTTGGCGATGGATCTAACTTAGATTATATTCTTGAAAAACTTGGTCAAATAAATGATGGAACAGGAAGTTAGCATGAAAAATTACAACAAATAATTGATGATGAAAAAGAAATTGCTTAGTTAAGCAGTTCTATAGCGGCTCTTAATTCTATTACTTAGACGGGTTAGAAACTTCAGTCTGGAAAAAGTGTTTCTGCAAAAGATTAGGCAGAATATAGAAAATCTATTCAACAAATTATTGACGCAGAACAATTAAAGCCAGAACAAGAGCAAGATAAAGCGTTAATAGATGCAGGAAAAATTTTATTAGATAGTTATTTAGCAGGATCTTAGGCGTATGAAAAGGCTTTAAAATACTTTACTGATTCACAAGTATAGTTAATGACGCAACAAGCGAAATTAACTTAGCAACCTTTAACCGATTAGCAGTTTGAAGCCATTGCACAGACTTTTAAAACTGCAGAAGAAGTTCAAGAAGCTTATGATTCGGGAAAAATAAAAGATTATACTCATTATCAAGCGCTTTTAGATAAAACTATTAGAGAACAAATAAAAACACTTAAAAGGACTCCATAGGCTTTAAAATTATATGCGACTAATTTATAGAAAATAAAAAATGCTGCAAATGGAACAGCAGAAAAGATAGATTTAAGTGCAGAATCAGCCAAAATAATGGCTTTAAATGATTTTAAATTAATAGATGCTTTAGAAAGTTTGCAAAAGCAATATAAAAATTTAAAAGATGATTTTACACTATAGCAAGCCGAAACAGATCCAGTTGCTTTCTTTAATGCTTTCTCGGAACTAACTTCAACGATAAATAAAATTCCTGGTATACAAATTGATTTAACGAATGAAAACGCAATAGAGTATTTTCAAGATGTTAAAGATATTGCTTAGGGTGTTGAAGGATCAATTGAAAGACTACGACAAAAACTTGCTTCTCAAGAAATTGAAAATGCCCGACCTAAAATACAAGTAGAAACTGAACTTGAAAGAGATGCTGCGAATAAGATTTTAACTGAATTAAATAATATGATTCAGGATTTGTCTCCATAGGCTATTGAAACGCATGCTTATTTACAAAATGCTTAGTTTGTTAATCAATTAAATAAATTGATTACAGATTGTGGTTTAACAGCAAATCAATGTAACGCAATTTTAAGTGCTATCGGAGTTAAAGCAAAAATAGATTGGAAACAATTAAAATTTAGCCTTCCAAAAACTGGTAGTGCGCTTCAAGATATGGGGAATTATGTTGGCGCCGCTACAGATGCTCTAAAGGCTCAAGCGACAGGAGATTTTTCATCTTTTGCTACAGAATATCCAGCTGCTATCACTTATGAGCCTATAAATTCTTCAGGCGGGGATGGAGGAGTAACAAAACCGTCTGGAGGCTCTGGTGGAGGTGGTGGCGGAGGAAGTCAAGGAAAAGCTCTTTCTAAGAAAGATTAGAAAAAAGAAGACCTTGATCCTTACCATGATATAAACCGTTAGCTTGAGAGAATTAATAAGCAATATTCTCTTCTTGAAAAGAATGAAGAAAAACTTATTGGAACTGATCTTATTGATAATCTTACCGATCAAAATAAACTTCTTGATAGAAATATTGATTTATTGCATCAAAAATATGATATTGGAGAAGAAGAACGTAAGAAAAAAGCTGAGAAAATAGCTCCTTTAGGTGTTGAATTTGATGAAAGAGGAGAGATTACTAATTATAATGAAATCAGACAAAAACTTCTTGATGAATATAATGCTCTTATAAAAGAATGGAATAAACTTGCGGAAGCTGGTACTGCGCTACCCGAAGAAGAAAGAAAGAAAAAAGAAGAAGATTTAAAAGAAGCATAGAAGAAATACGAAGAAAATAAAAAGAATATAGATGATTACTTAGAACATCTTGATACTCAGGCGGACGTCTAGTTACAAATAAAAGACGAAGAAGAAAAGAAAATTCAAAATGAAATAAAGAAATTTAAAATAAAAATAGATCTTCACATAGACTATTCTGAGGCTCTTCGGGACTGGCGGGATTTCGAAGATAAAGTAATAGATTAGCTTCGTGATGATGATATCTTTGGAAATATAGAGTCCCGCTTCAAGAATATCTTTACCTATTTTGATGAGGACGATATTGGAAAGAGCTTAGTCGGTGACCTTACAGATCAAGTTAATGGTACTTTAGACTAGATCGAAAAGATGAAAAATGGAGTTTCTTAGATCTATGGTAATAATATGGCTCAAGCTATGTAGGATTTAGATAAATATACTAAATAGTTAATGAGCAGTCTTACCAGCGTAAAAGATCTAATGGAAGAAATTAAAAAATCTTTCTTTGATTTAGTCAATAAAGCACAAGAGTCTTTCGATGAACAAACTGATGAATATGAAGCTTTAGCGAGTTGGATTGAGCATGACAGAAGATTAATGGAATTGTTATATGGTGATGAGGCATATGAAAAGTTCCAGAAATTCGATCAGAAGCAAGCGGAAACCAATTTAAAGCAATTAGATTTCTATCAGAAACAAAAAGACTTCTGGTGGGAACAGATGGAAGTTCAAAAAGCTAGAATGGATTAGCTTGATAAGTAGAGTAATGCATATAAAGAGGCGGAAGAGCGATTTAAAGAACTAGAGAAACATTGGCTAGATACCGCAAAAACTCTTAGTAGCACTATTGAGGATTCTATTGATAATTTAATAGTTAAATATGAAAATACTATTAATAAAATCTTTGGAGATTTAGATAAGCAGCTTACTGATAATAAAGGTCTTGATCCTCTTGCGGAAGAGTGGGAGTTAATTAATAAAGAAGCAGATCAATATTTAGACGATGTGAATGCATTGTTTGAAATTGAGAAACTGGGAGATGCTTATAAGGACGCTTTAAAGGCTAATGAAGGTAACGCGAAAGTTCAAAATTCTTTAAACAAGATGATGAATGAACAGCTTGGTATGTTAAAGGATAAAGATAAGTTAACTCAGTATGATGTTGATCGTGCTAATAAGTTACTTGAAATTGAATTAAAGCGGATCGCCCTTGAAGAAGCACGCCAGAATAAAACAAGATTAAGACTAAAAAGAGACAGTCAAGGTAATTATAGTTATCAATTCACAGCGGATGAAGAAGAAACTGATTCCAAACGGCAAGAGCTGGCTGCCGCAAGAAATGAATTGTATAACATGGATAAGTAGCAGTATAAGAATAATCTTGATGAGATCATTGCTTTAACTCAATAGGCTATGGATAGAATCAAATAGCTTTATTTAGAAGGCAAAGATGATCAGGCGCAGGCTTTAGCGGCAAGGTATAATAATATTATCGGTAATCTTACAGATCAGAATGGCGATATTAAAGATAACTTGCAAGATAGCGCTTTCGATGAATTAAGTGATTTATATAATAAGAATAAGCAAGAGTTCTTAGATATGTCTGATGCGGAAAAAGATTAGTTGATGAATGGTCTGGTTCCGCAATGGGATTCTGGTGTACAGGCTATGTCAGATAAATTTGCAGGCAATGGTGGCTTCTTACCGACCTGCCAAGATGCTTTTAATCAATTAGCCGATGCCACAAAAGAATATAAAGATGACTTAAAAGATCTTGAAGACGCTGCTAAGGTTAATTTTGAGTAGATTGAAGCTGGAATTAATGATACTGCGGAAAAGACAGAAACATTAATTGAAGATAATCAAGAGCTGATTGAAACTTACGAAGATCAGTTTGAGACTATGGAAGGGGTTATAGATCAACTCGCAGACTTGGCAAGAACTTATGAAGATGTACGAGACGCCGCAGCAGAAGCTGCCAAGGCGGCATTAGATTTGAAACAGGCTGCCGCAATGGATCCTTAGAGCTACTCTAATAAAGATAATAATGAAAATTCTAATTCTGAGGCTCTTGAAGATGGTATTTTAGTTGTTAAAAAAGATACTCCATAGTATTAGACTGTTCGAACTAAAATTGCCGCCGTAAGATAGGATGATGAAAATTATTATTATAGAGATCCTAACAGAGGAAGTTCTTCATCTTCAGAATCTTCTTCCACTGGTCCAGGAGCAAGTTTAAGTTCAGATGATTCAACAGTATATATACCAAAGAAAAAAGTGCGACGTATTGTTAGGGGTAGCACAGGAATGTATACAGGATCTTGGGGCGATGAAGGTAAACTTGCGATTCTTCATGAAAAAGAATTGTTATTAAATAAAGACGATACGGCAAATATACTTGCCGCAGTGAGTCTTATGAGACATATTAATTCTGCTTTAAATCCTGCTTTGTCTAACCTTAATATTCCAAGTTTACCGTCTGCATCTTCAAATGCTACTTCAGTTGATCAACAAGTTCATATTTAGGCATCTTTCCCGAATGTTCAAGATCGTAATGAAATTGAACAAGCTTTCAATAATTTGATTAATAGAGCTAGTCAATATGCCTTTAATACTGATAGATAATGTAGAGGGGTTTATCCCCTCTACATACTTTTGGATATAAAAGGAGATAATATATGAATGGTACTAATTTAGAAGATAAAATATTAAAAGCTATAGATATTATAGTGAGTAAAAAAGTATCTGAAGCGGGGTATGATAAAACCATACAAGGTGTGATTGTATCTTGCTCAGACCCCACAATAGGAAAATACAAGATCCGCTATCAAGACAGTTTCTTTTATGCTTTTGCTACAAATATGGAAGTAACTTATACTAAAGGTTCTTCAGTATATATTCTTGTTCCTAAAGGAGATTTTAGATAGCAAAAAACAATTTTAGGAGCGGTTGAAAAATTAGGTATTAATTATATTGCCGTTGCGGAACGCGATGAGGCGTATATATAGTCTGGATAGAATTGTATTAAAGACAACGGTAAATAGATTGCTATTAGTTCGTATCTTCAAAATCTTGCCCATAATAGTAAATATTTAAAAGTAATTTACTCTCATAACGGCGGATCAAAAAATTTAATTAATATAGACACAACTCGTTTTCAAGAATATATAAAAACATCTTCAGCTTTAATTTGCGGAAGTACAATTCGTACTAATTTTAATGCGTAGCAAAAAGAAAGAGGCAATTATGGAATTATTTTTAGACTATCTTTTAAAGATAATAATACTGGAGCCTCTATTATTCGTTCTTTCTTATTAGATATTAATAAGATGACGGGTAATCCTTATAATTACAATTAGCCGCTTCGTCAGTATGCTATTTTTAATGATGTAGATGGAAAGAATTTTATAAGGATTGAAGATATTAGTTTATTCTGTTATGGCTTTCCTAATCAAACTAAAACAGAAAAAACTATAACAAATAATTTATTAGATATATTCTTTTCTAAATTTGAATTAATTGCATGTAATAAAATGACATAGGAAGAGTCTTCTAAATATGCACTAGTCTTACAACCATCAAAGATAGTCTTCGTGAATGATCAAGACGCAGCAACCAAGACGATTCAAGCGGAGGTCCGCATTAAAGGCAAAGCAGCGGATGCCGCCCAGAAGATAAAATATTACTGGTTCGTAGAAGATAGCTCAGTAGTTACTGATTCTCCTTTCTATTGTCAATACGGTGGGAGAGGATGGCGATGCTTAAATGAGAAAAATACTTTACAGCAAGAAGTAAAAAATAATCAAGGTAATATAATTAAGCCTGCCGTGTATGAATGGAAAGCTGCGGGCAATAGCTTGGCAGTAAAAAATGCAGATATTTTAGTAAAAAGTCTTAAATATAAATGTGTTGCTATTTTTGATAACACTCCTATTGCTAAATAGTTTGAAGCAAAAAAACTTAATGGAGTTGATTTGTCTATTATTTCTGATAGTGGCGTTGAATTTTATTATGATTTAGGTTCGCCTACTTTAACTTGTTTAGTAAATGGAAAAGAAGATCCTAATAATTATATTTATGAATGGTCTGTATTAAGAGCGGATGGATATTTTAATAAAGTAATTTAGGATGTAAATAAAGATGCTTATAATAAAGCTAAGGCGGAATATCAAAAAGCCGTTTAGTTAAGAGATTTATTAGTAGACGGACTCGCTAGGAATACTGTTTTAAAGACATCTGGAGAAAAACAATTAGTGCAATTATAGAAAGATGTTACTGATAAATTAAAAAAGTTAGAATCTTTAGCAGTTTCAGAATTGAAAGGGTCTGTTTATAAGAATAAAATATTTAACATTCCTATTAATACTGTTATTAATTATAATATTTATAAATGTGCCGTATGGACTGCTAAAAATAATAAATATGTAGGAACTGCGTCTTTACAAATTAGAAATATCTTAGATAAAAAATAGGGGTATTCTTTAGTAATAAACGACGCTACTCAGAGCTTTAAATATAACGAAAAAGGTGTTGCACCCACCAGTTCTTCATTAAATAATCCTTACACATTAAAACCATTAAGTTTTACTATTTATGATGAATTTGGGCGGGAGGCTATTTCTTCAACGTCGACAGATTAGAAGGTTTTACAGCAGCAATTATCTTTAATTAAATGGGAAATTCCTTCGATTAATTCAATGTTGTTGCCGCCTTCAAAAGGAACTATCTAGAATGAAAATTATATATTTTCTGGAAAAACTTTAAATTACAAAATACAACCTTCATATAATATTAGTTACAAACGTAATAATGTTAGTTTGACTGTTAATTATAAAGATAATATATTAAAAGCATAGACTAATTTTACATTTGTAAAAGAGGGGGAGCCTGGAACAAATGGGACTGCATATTCTTGTAAAATTGAACCATATGTGAAAACAGGTACAAAAATACCATTTTATCCTACTATTTATTTAGACTTGGACAACACAGAATATAAATTCCGAGACGACGATGCCCATTTTAATTTCACTTGCGCAAAGCATAACGGACAGTGGTTTAGAATTAAATTTTTCCATAACGATGAATTAATTTATTCTTCTGATGGTACAAAAAATAATTCTCAAATATCAATAAAATGGTCAATAGTAGCAAATAAATATAATAATTCTCATAAAGATAATATGGCCTTAAATGTGACTCAAAGCACTGGAGTATTTTCTGTTAATACCGCGGTTTTTAAAGACAAGCACGCTCCCGCTTGCACGATTAAGGCAGAGGTGACATATAATGGGATTACTGAATATGCTTATTTGCCTGTTGTTTTTTCAATTAATAGAGCTAATTATAAAATTAATCTAAATGATTATACGGGATTTAATCTAGTTGTATATACTGGAGATGGACGCAAACCATCATATGATAATGCAAGTCCGCATACTTTAACAGTTACACAAAAAATTAACAATGTTAATTAGGATATTACTAATAATCAAAGTAAATATAAATTATCCTATGCTTGGAGTTTATTAGGTAGCTCTTGTTGGTCCAATCCCGCTGCGGCAATTAATGCTATACAAAATAATAAAAACCTTACCGCATAGCAAAAGAAAGAACGATTAGAGGACTTAAAAGTTAAAAATTATGGTTCTAAACTTGTTTGGAATGATAATGCAATGCTTTTAAAGAAACTTAGTAGTTCTAATAATAAATGTACTTGTTAGCCTATTGATGATTTTTCTAACTTATGCGTTACTAATAGTGTAAAATGTATAGTATCACAGGGTACTAATCAAATAGGTTTTATTATCATGCCAATACATATGATGTTAAATCAATATGGAAATGCAAAAATCAATGGTTGGGATGGTAATTCAATTGATATAGACGATGATGGCGGAGTCGTTTTAGCACCTCAAGTAGGAGCTGGTAGGAAAGAACCTGATAATACATTTACTGGGGTTTTAATGGGATAGGTAAAACAGAATGATTCTGGATTATCTAAAACTTATAATGGATTATTAGGATTTTCTAAGGGCCGCCGCAGTATATATTTAGATGCAGATACTGGCCGCGCTTATTTTGGAGTGGCAGGACAAGGACAAATTGAACTTATCCCAGATGGTGATTCTACTATTGGAGGATGGGTAATAGGTCAAACAACTCTCCATAGTAAAGGAAAAGAAAAATTTGGAGATAATAAAGTTGGTGGCCTTTTATAGAATAGTGGTAAAATAGATTTTACTTCTGACAAAGGTAACTATTTAAGATACGATGGTACTGATTTTTATTTAAATGGCGGAACCATAACAGGCGGTAGTATAGATATTGGTAGTAGTTTCTTTACTGCAGATGCCGAAAGAATAGATTTTGGCTCGTTTATGATTACTGAATCATATGGAAGAGATGCTTTAACTGTTGAAGGAAATTCTATGGCAATATCCGCAAATGTGTATAACACTGGCGGATGGTGGATGTGGTTTTCTCTATATGGTAATGATGTTAGTTAGGGGGATGATGATCCTGCCGATTATGCTATGGTATTAAATGATGGCGGGCAGTTATATGCTCAAGATCATTTATATGTTAATGGCGGAAATGTTATGTCAGTAAGAGATCAAATTAATAATATTTGGGGCTAGATTGATGCTTTATGGTCAGCTATTGAATCATTAGGTGATGAAGATGAAGACGATTAATACAGACGCTGAGGACTTTAAGAAAAGAATAATTTTTGAAGTAAATAATAGTAAACTACCTCCTGTAATAGTTTACTATATTATGAAAGATATTTTACATGAAATTGATTATAACTATCAAGAAGTCTTAAAGAAAGAAAAAGCAGCAACAGATGAATAGAATAAGAAAGAATAATTTTTAGTCTTGGTCATGTTTTTAAAATGATTTATTTTATTTTTTTATATTTTATATGAAAAATAAAGGAGTAAAATAACACCAATGCTAAATTTATTACAAGCTTATTCTTTAGAATAGATTATTATTTTTATTGTAATGTTAGCTATGGCGGTTAAAGGATGTATAAATTTTTTAGACTGGGTGGGAGAACGGTTAAAGATATACACAGAAAATAGCCAAAGGCCGTAGAAAATTAAAAAACATTTGGAATAGCATTCTCAAATAATAGAAGATATTCAAAAATCTATAAAAGAATTATAGGGAATGATACATTTATTAATTGAGAGTGATAAGGATGATATAAAGACTTTCATAACTAGATAGCATCATTACTGGGTTTATCAAAAACAATGGATTGATGATTATAGTTTGAGTTGTATAGAGAAGAGATATGAACATTATACCGACTAGGGGGGCAATTCTTTTATAGGGCCTTTTATAGATGAGCTACGGGCGCTACCTAGAAAGCCCCCCTAGGATCATATAGATAAATGAGGTAACAAATAAATGGCTAATTAGATTGATAGGATAACAAAGGTTCAAATACAACAACAGGACCAAACTTTCGGCCAGCCTTATGCGGTAGGCGCAGAAGCTCGTTTCGTAACGATGGCAGATGGAACCGATGCTCAAACTGCAATTAGCGCTTTACAGTTAAGTAATAGAAAAGTTGTAAAGCAATTAGCGAGAAAAGGAAAACAACTAGTTATTACTAGAGTTGATGGCTCCACAGCAACACTGGATTTATTATGGGATAAGAATACTGATAAAATTGCAGGAATTGTGGATGCAACTGGCGGGACTGCAAATAAGGGTAAAGTTTGGAAAGTTGGCAATGATGGAAAACCAGGTTGGGGGGTCCAAGATAAGACAAAAACTTCTGAACTTGATGTTTTTAAGCCTGCAACATCTGCAGTTACAGGAGCAAAGGGTTTAGTGCCGGCCCCTGAGAAAGGTCAGCAAGCACGATATCTCCGTGGAGATGCAAAATGGGCAACTCCGCCTGGAACTGTTAAAAATGCAATTGGACAGGCCGGATATGTAGATGCAACTACTACTGCAAATGCTTATTATAATACATTTTGGTCGGTAGGTCATAGTCCTGCGGGCACAACTAAACAAACTAACTTTCCTGCATGGCGGCGAAATGATATTTGTTTTATTGGTGCAAAGAGTAATGCAGCTGGATTAGCTGGATTAGTACCAGCACCCGCAAAAGGATATCAAGGAAAATTTTTACGCGGAGACGGTGTTTGGGCAGATCCGCCTAAGAGTATTTGGCGTCCTAATACAAAAACTCAAGAAGGATATGTTACTGCTCCAGGTAATGTGACTAATAAATTCTGGGGAATAAATAAAAGCGGTGTTTTAGGATGGACAAATTTTAAAGATGTAAACCTTTATAGTGAAGGTAATTTCTGTTCTGCAAATAAAAATAGGAATTTATTTTTATGCGGAGATGGTACTTGGAGAGACATTAGTTCTATTGTTTCTAATGACGCAGGTACGAAAGTAATTTTAGCTAATAGTGTAGCTGTAGCCAATAGAACTATGACAGCTTTACCAAATAATGCTGGTGAATGGAAATTATTAACATTAAGCGGAGCTAGCATGAAGGGTCAATATGTGGCAATTGCTAATGTTTCTGTAGATACAAGAAAAACTCCATTTCCGCTTATTACAAACAATTTAATTAAAACGGATTCATTTATTTGTCCTAATGCATTAGAAGGTTATTTAAGAGCGGTTGTTAATAAAACAAGTAACGCAAGTCAAAATAAAAATTTAAATGACGGGCAGTTTGGAACAGCACCGTCTCAAGCTACTATTACTAGATATGGCGGTTCTGTTACGACTTGTTATGAATGGACATATAATGGATCTGGTACAGAGTATATTTACTTAGCAGCATAGTATAATGCTACACGGGCGTTATCTTTATGCTATAATGTAATAATTTTAAAGGTGGCATAAGGAGGAATTGATACATGGCAGTATCACAAAATAGAATAGATGTAATTAAAGGCGTCAGAAAAAAAATTCTTGATGATACAACAAAGCAGTATAAATTTGGGCCTTTAATTCCTTTTTCGGCGAATGCCGCAGCTATTTATTTCCCCAAGCGAGAAGGATAGCTAGAAGATCATACTTTACAAGAGAAAATAACAGGAATAGAAGATAATATTATTGAAAGATTTACTAATATTATTCCTGATGAAACTCCATCTACTGTTTCAGCAACTACTAGCAGTATTGGTGCAGCTCCTGCGGAAGGTACATCTGAAAAATACGCTAGACAAGATCACCAACATCAAATATTGGTTGAGACAGGAACATCGAGCGGACAAATAAAAATAGGTGGCACTGATGTTACAGTTAAAGATTGGCGAGTGTTTCAAGGGTCTGCTATATCGTCTGCTGGTTCTACTATGGGATTACCTGGATTAGTTCCTGGTCCTACTCCATCCTAGTCTGAGCTATATTTAAAGGGTGATGGGACTTGGTCTTTACCAACTACTTATGGCACTATGGTGGGTGCTGCTGGTAATATGGCAGGAGCATCAGGATTAGTGCCAGCGCCAATAATTGGAGATCAAGTTAAGTTTCTTCGTGGAGATGGAGTTTGGGCGATTCCTACAGATACTACATATGAAGTTTATAAAGGGGCGACCGCTTCTGCAGCAGGAACCGCCGGATTGGTACCAGCAGCAACTAGCGGAAGTCAAGAATTGTTTCTTAGAGGTGATGCAACTTGGCAAACCCCCGCTAATACAACTTATGGGACTTTTACATCTACTGCTAATGGATTAGTGCCTCAACCAACATCTGATCAAGCTACCACAGGATATGTATTAACTGGCGCAGGGTGGCAAGAAGGTACTAAATATAATAGTGATAATGATCATACATATAGTTTTAGTAATGGTAATCCTACTTTAGCATGGGGAACTAAATCTACTGTTGGTACAGCTGGAGGAGTTGCTTTTACTGTTACCATGCCAGCTAATCCTAATACTAATACTACTTATAGTTTTACAAATAAAGCACCAACTTTAGCTTGGGGTGCCACTTCTACTATAGGAGTTATTGGAGGAGGGGCGAGTGCTAATTTTACTGTCAAAATGCCTGCAAATCCATATGTTGCTCCAAGTAATATGAAAGGTGCTACAACTGCTGCTGCAGGTGTAGCTGGTTATGTTCCAGCTCCAGCTAAGGGTGATGCTAATAGATATCTTAGATCAGATGGCACATGGCAAGTTCCGCCGAACCAAACTTATACCTTTACTAATAAAGGTCCTACCTTAGCATGGAATACTGTTTCTACTATTGCTACTGTTGGAGGAGTTAACCTTACTGTTAAACTTCCTGCTAATCCAAATACCTGGCCTGGTGCAGCAACTTCTGCTTCTTTAGGTTTAATCAAAGTGAATGCAGGAACTGCAGCTGCAAATACTACTAACTGTCCCGCCAATTGTATATATTTTAAATATTGATAAGGAAAGTTAAGATAATAAATAAAGGAGTAAAAAAATGAACAGTTATATCAAATTAACAGATGGTACAACATTTAGTATAGAAGATGGCGCTAGTTTAGATCATATTTAGCATATCGCTGAATCTGAATAGGCAGCAGTTGCTCTTTGCAACAAAATTACAGATGCAAATTTAAAATAGATTGGTTTTTATCAAGACGAAATTAATACTCCTTATGGGGAATACTATTATTTAACAATAAATCGTATTCCTATTCGTTATACAAATGATAAGGGACAAATTATTGTTGAAATTTCTTTAAGAGAAAAAGATGCATTAGAAAAACAACTTGCTATATTAGAAGAAAAGGTTGAAGTCCAAGACGCAGCTTTGTTAGATTTAAGTGAAGCTATTTCTGAACTTATGGAAGGAGGCTCTGAAGAAAATGGCTAAATTTTATGGATTAAAGATTTTAAATCAAGAAATTAATGCTAAAACAAACGAGCCTTGGCAAATTGCAGATGTACCCAAGTATTGGCGCCCTAGAGTTGAGGAATGGTTAGCAAATAACCATTAATAAAAAATTTTTTAGCAAAGCAAAGGGACATTTTTAATCAAAAGAGTCTTTACAATTTTTAAGTAAGGATAGAGAGGGAGAAAAGATTTTAGGGTAGTCGTGATTAAATTATAAGATATATATTGATTAAGCTAACAATGGATATGAAATAATATTAAATAAAAAATTAAATTTTTGATCCTATAAAAAAATCCAATTGTTCAGTTTAATCATATATATATCTTATAGAGTACAAAAAAGTAGACGATTTTTCTTTTTTTCTCTCTTTAAAAAATACGCGTATAATAAATAAAGGAAGTTAAAACAATGGTGTTACCGGCTCAAAATATGTCATATTCGAATATGCAACAGTATCAAGTACCTAATAATTGGAACGGCAATAACTTAATTAATAATACCCCTTATTAGAATTATATGAATAGGGGAATGCAACAATCAAATCAGTTTTTAAAATGTAGACCTGTATCTTCTATTTAGGAGGCAAGAGCATTTCAAATTGATTTAGATGGTTCTTTATGGGTTTTTACTGATGTTGGGAATGGTAAGATTTATACTAAGCAGATAAATAATGATGGGACTGCAACTTTTAATACCTATGCATTATCAGAAGAACAACCTTCTTACTCTGCAACTCCTGAGTATGTAACAAAAGAAGAATTTAGTAAGACCGTGCAATCTTTAATGGCGGCAATCCAAAGTAATATGGCATCCGTGAATAGTAATAAGAAAGAAGATCCCGCAGCGGCTATAACTAATTTTTAATTTAGAGGAGCTTTATTTATGAACGTAAATCCAATGCAATTGATTCAATTAATAAAAAATGGAAATAATCCATAGCAGTTATTAATGAATATTATCCAACAGCAGAATAATCCTATTCTACAAAATGCTTCTATGCTTGCGAAAAAGGGGAATGCAGGCGCGCTAGAAATGATTGCACGAAATCTAGCGCAGCAAAGAGGTTTAGATTTTGATAAAGAATTTGCAACTTTTCAATCTTATTTTAAATAATAAAAAGAGAAGGAGATCGTGAACTATGTTCAATGGTCAGAATGGTTATTCGTTAGCAGATATTGCAGCTGCTTCAGGTAATGGAAATAATGGTGGTTTTTTAAATGGTGGAGACGGTGCTTGGGTTCTTTTACTGTTTATTTTAATCCTTGCAGGAGGATGGAATAACAGCAATGGCTTTGGCGGAGGTGGTAATACTAATTATATTACTTCTGACGTACAGAGAGGTTTTGATCAAAGTGCAGTAGTTAATGGATTAACAAATATTGGAACAGCAGTTAGCAATGGTTTTGCTAATGCTGAAGTTTCTCGTTGTAACTCCCAAGCTAACATTCTTCAAACTTTAAATAACAATCAAGCAAATCTTTCCACTCAGTTAAATACAATAGCAATGAATCAGCAGAATTGTTGTTGTGAAAATCGTGCGGGATTAGCCGATTTGAAATATACTGTGGCAACTGAAGCTTGTGCAGATAGATCTGCTATTTCAGATGCATTAAAAGATGTTATTGCTTCTAATACTGCGAATACCCAAGCTATATTAGATAAGTTATGTCAGCAAGAAATTGACGCTTTAAAGGCTCAGAATCAGCAGCTTCAGATGCAAAGTTATCTTGCTAGCTTAGCGGCGTCTCAGAATGCTCAGACAGGTCAGATTCTTAATGACAACGCGGCTCAGACTAATGCTTTACTAAGAGCTTTAAATCCAACTCCAGTTCCCGCTTATATTGTTGCAAATCCAAATGGATGCAACTGCAATAATGGTTGCGGATGCAATAATGGGTTCTTTAATTGATAAGGGGGTTGCTTATGGCTAGTTATGTAACAACCACTGACAATTTAGTGGCATTAAATGGTACAATTCCTTTTAATAGTGTTTCTATTCCATGTAACAAGGGGAACGTCGTTCCCCTTGTACCTGGAGTTCTTAACTTAAATGGCAATACCTCTAATCGTTTTGCAAGATATGAAGTTACTCTTCAAGGAAATGTTCAAATTCCTACAGGCGGCGCAGTTACTCCAATAGCATTAGGAATTACTCTTAATGGAGTAGTTATTCCTGAAAGTGTTGCTATCGTAACACCAGCTGCCGCAGAAGAATACTGGCATATAAATACTTCAGCTTCTATCACAGTTCCCTGCGGATGCTGTGTGACTGTATCTGGTGCATATGTAGATGGAACAGAAGATGACCCAACTACAACACCTACTCCATCTATTCAAGTAAGACGTGAAGCTTCATTAGATGTAAAGAGAATAGCATAAGGAGGAAAAAGATATGGCAACAGAGGCTTTAAAAATGATGGAAAAACAGCTGATAAGTTGTGTGCAGGGTCAGCTGGGAGATATCTCAAAAGTAGATACTCATGAACTTGGCGAAGCGGTCGATATGATTAAAGACTTAGCAGAAGCTATTTATTATTGCACTATTACAGAGTCAATGGAGAAAGTTGAAAAGGAATAGAAAACTACTAACAATATAAATTATTATACTTCTCCAGTGGCTAATTATAATCCTTACAGAGATTTAGAGCGTACATCTGGTTATATGTATTATTCTTCTCCGATGTCTGGATCTAATTCTGGTGGAATGAATGGGTCTTCTAATTCTGGTGGGACTTCGTATTATACTGATATGATGCGAGATCCTAGAGAGGGTAGAGCGGCCATCCGCCGTAGAATGTACATGGAAGGAAAATAGCAACATAAGGATACAAATTCTCAGTTGCAAGAACTAGAAGCTTATTTACAAGAATTATCTTCTGATATTACGGAGATGATTAAAGATGCTTCTCCAGAAGAAAGGGCTACATTGCATCAAAAGATGACAACCTTAGCAAATAAAATTGCCTAATAAAATGTTTTATATTAATAATATAAAATGGAAAATCAATTTCGTTCCAAGTGGATTTCCTCTTTTGCAAAGATTAAATGGAGAATTTACTATTGGAGCGTGTGATAATTTAACTCGAACTATTTATATTAGTGATTCAATAGGTGGTAAATTATTAAAGAAGGTGTTGTGTCATGAGATTGTTCATGCTGCGATATTTTCGTATGGGGTTAATTTAACTATTGAACAGGAAGAGTTAATTGCGGATTTGATTTCAACTTATGGAGAAGAGATAATAAATGTTACCAATAAGATTTTTTTAAAATTGGATCAAATAAGAACGGATACTGAATATTAATTCAGTATCCGTTTTTTTTTTTTTGTTTAAAATGCGCTTTTTTGTTTGTCCTAGATAATATAAGCAATACCTATACATATGGCATCACTAATGTCATTATTAACATCTATTTTATAAATAGATTTAACTAAATCTTGACTGGCTTGTTTTAATTCATTACGTTTGATATGCTGCCCAGTTTTTATTCCACAAATTTTTCTCCAGTGGGAGGCGGTAAAAAATTCTACTTGTTGTCCTATGGTAGATAACATCAATACGATAGAAGCTTGTAAATATATTAATGCTTTAAAAACATTTTGATTATGTTTAACATCTTCTGGAAGAACTTCTTCCATAATAATATTATTTGGTTTATACTATAGATAAATTTTTTTTATCTACTAGGTCATAAATAAAATTCTTTTATGTACATTAAAAGAAGAATCTTTAGAAATACAATAATATTTTATTAATTTATTTTCTTCAAAAATTGCTATACCTGTACTTGTTGTAGAAGCATCAATTGCCATTATTTTTTTCATAATATCTAATTTAAATCTCCTTCTATTCTAGGTACAGTATAACAAAAATTTTTAAAAAAGTCAAAAAAAATAAGGACGAATCTCGTCCTTATTTACCAGTACTTCCAAATCCACCCTCGCCGCGGGCGGTGTCATCTAACTCATCAACTTCAGTAATGTTCCATTCATATCGAGGTAAAATAATTAATTGCCCAATTCTATCTCCAGGATTGATACACTGCGGCTTATCGCTATCATTATGTACTGCCATAATTACCAACCCACGATAATCTGAGTCAATAACACCGACGCAATTAGCTGGACGAAGTCCTTGCTTGGTAGCAAGTCCACTTCTAGCAAATAGTCCTACCCAATAATCTGGATGAACTGCAATCTTTAAACCTGTACTAATTTTTCCTGTCGTGTGAGGGAAAATATAAACTGGTTCTTTAATGTCTGCATACACGTCATATCCTGCAGAATAGGGACTGCCGCAAGTTGGAAGTTTGGCAGTTGGAGTATCTCTTTTAATTTGAATAGATACCTTCATTACTCTTCCTCCTCATATTTAGCGACAAACTGAATCATAGGCTCTTTCTCATTATTAAAATCCTTAGTAATAGTTACCCTATGCCACTCATCTACAATTTCACCCTTCTGTTTAGTGTTTTTGATTTCATCTGTAGACTTAATAACAGAATACTGATGGCTTCCCTTGGATTCTTCAATTAGTCTTTTAGCTTCCTCTTCGCTGTCACATCTATAAGTTTCAATCACTCTTGTTAAATATTTACTCATTTTTTACTCCTGCCAATAAATAAATTCTTTATTATTAGTATAATTTCTTTTTGTGTTAATTAATTCATTATATTTATTTTCAATAGTGCTTGTATAATCTTCTGGGCCAACTAAAAAAACTTTAGTAACGTCCTTTTGATCAACAATAAATTTCGGAATCTCCTCTAGCGGCATCCAATATGCTTCAATAGGAAGCTTTCCTTTGGCGTTTCTGCCTTCGATTAAAACTTTTTGACGATATAATCCAATTCTTACTTTACACGTCATTTTTACCATAGTAATTATACCTCTATTACTGCATTGTCATACGGGAATAAATAATAAGCATATGCTTCCCCGTCAATCCGCAGCCATATTTCAAAATTCTTATCCTCTAACTCTTCTATTGATAAAATATCTCCCCTATCTGTGCAACATCCTACACATTCTGCGGCGGCTAGGGCTGGTGGATTAGGATTTTGTTTTTCATACATATGGAAGATTGTGAAGTCACTTCTATCTTTACAATATAACATTCCATAACTATCGCACTGCATATTAAAGAAATTTTCAATTTTCTTTTCTGCGGCGGCCAGTTCTAAAGCATTAAGCGGCTTAATCTTCTATTGATTATTCATGATTTGCTTATTTGCGTCATATAATGTACCTAAAGAAAGTTCTGCCATTTTTTCTCCTTTATTATATTATATTATAAATTTTGAAGTTCTTCAAGTTTTATAATATTTTGATTAGTGCTACCTCTTAAAGGAAGAGTGATATCTCTTTTATCCTGTTCATATCTACCATCTATTAAAACATTAATTTGTTTAAATATGTTTGTAATTCTAGGGTCATCTCGTTCAAGCAATTCAGCATATGTGTATCCAGTCCAAACATAAATTTTTATATGCGGATATGCAGTACGGACAGCTGTGATTATATTTAAAACGAGGTCAAGATTTTCATCACATAAAGGCTCTCCACCGAGAACACTAAAATTTCTAGTTATACCATTTGCTGAAATAGCTTTAACAATTCTGCCTCTGATGTCATCTGGGACTTCATATCCGCCTTCAAAATCCCAGGTCTAAGGGTTATGACAACCTAGACATTTATGAGGACAGCCCTGGGTCCAGAAGCTAACGCAGACGCCCTCCCCATCAGTTATATCATTTTCCATAAGACCTGCGTATCTCATATTTACTTTTTACCTTTCTATTTTAGCAAATTTTCAATAAAAATTGCTCCGCATGAATTTCCCATCACAATAGCAAAAAATTTTATTAAATCTATAGCAGATGGGAAAATTTTATAAATAAATAGATAATAGAAAAAATCTGCTATACAATGCTCTGCTCCTGCTAAAATAAAAATCATAACTGCCATTATAGTAGTATATGGTTTTTTATTTTTTACAGCAAAGTGGATAAGGGTACCACAAATAAAACCATTAAAAAATAATTGAAAAAAAGATTTTTGAAATTTTAAAATACCTTTTTCTGTAATTGAAATTATAAAAGCAGGTTCTAATTGCATTATTGCAGCACAAATAAAAATACCTAAACAATTAAAAACAAAAATTCTAATTAAGTCCATTTTATCGCGCTATGCAATAAAACCTATTTGCCCTGTGAAAAGCGGGAGTTGTAAATCTATAATGGTTAAAAGTCCAAAACTAAATAAACAAGATCCTAATACGGGAGAGGCGGCAAGGGTGTTAATTATAACACCCAAGCCAATAAGGAATCCCGCGACAATTGATTTACGTTCTAATGTCATTTTTTCCACCCTCTTAAAAGCTGACTATGTTTAAAACGTTTTTCTACTTCCTCTTGTTTGCCTAGATTAAAAGCTGTGGTATAATTACCTGTAAGGTATCCTGTTACTCTGCGTAGCCTTTGAATGTTTGTACTGCCACATTGCGGACAAGTATCATTTATTTCATCTGTATATCCACAGTCCATACACATATCATTAGGAACATTTATAGCAAAATACGGAATATCTTTATCCATTGCGTAGTTTACTAATACTTCTAACGCATCAAGATTATTTTTAACTCCACTATCCAATTCAACATAAGTGATACACCCTGCAGAACTATACGGAGTTAATTCGGCCTCAATATCAATTTTATCAAATGGCCCTATCTCTTTCCAGACTGGAACGTGCATTGAATTAGTAAAGAATTTATTTTCAGACACATTAGGAATTTCTCCATATTTCTCTTTAAACCGTGTCATTGCCGTGTAACATAAATTTTCGGCAGGAGTGTAATATACCCCGAAATTTAATTTATATTCTTGCTTAAATTCCGCACATCTATCCTTAAATAATTGCTCAATACGTTTAGCTAATTCCATTCCTTCTGGAGTTGTATGATCTTTTCCAATAAGGATTTGAAGACATTCTGCTAAACCTAATTGACCCAAAGCAAGTGTCCCATGGCGTAACGCACTACGAATACCTTCTTCTGGAATGTAACCTTCCATTGTTCCATTTTCCCACATAAATTTTGCGGAAGCAGGAGATTGAGAACAGATATAATTGAATCTTTCAATTAGCATATTTTTAGCATCAAAAATTTTTTCATCTAAACACTTCAAGAAAAAATCAATAAGACTATCATCTTTTATAATATCTTTAGCTTTTATTAAAGCAAAATTATATTTTTCTTTTGCTTCCATAGCAATAGTAGGAAGAATGATTGTTACTGGACAAATATTACCGCGGCCGTCCTTTGTTTGACCCATTCCGTTAATATCGAATCCGTTTGCCGTGCGGCATCCCATTGTACTAAAATATGTTTTAGGGTCATTACGATCGTAACCTTCATTGCCTGTCCAATCTACGTTAGCGTAATTAGGATATAAACGCTGCGCAGTGGATTTTAAAGCAAGTTTAAAAAGATCGTAATTTGGATCTCCAGGTGCCCTATTAACACCTTTCATGCACTGGAAAATTCCACATGGGAATATACTGGTTTTATGTAGTTTTCCAATGCCTTCTATGGATACATCAAGTAATGCTTTAATTACCATGCGGCCTTCAGGAAGTGTACAAGTACCGTAATTGATTGATGTAAACGGTAATTGATTTCCGCTTCGACTTTGTAACGTATTGAGATTATGGTACATACCCTCTACAGCTTGATATGTTTCACGCTCTGTCATATCCATAGCATATTGATATGCTTTTGGACAATTTAATTCTTTATAGAAATCACTATCAATAGCTAAATCTTTTATATCTACTTCTTCTGGTGGGGTACAATCCAAGATAATTTGTTCTACGTAAAAAATACCATCTCTAAAATGTTTATGAAAACTTTTCCGTACATATGGAACCATCGTCCAGTCAAGATGTGTAGCTGAAACTCCACCAAACTGATTTAAAGACTGCAATTGGAAAATTACAGCAACCAATTGAAATGCCGTATTAACACTATTAGCAGGCCGTACATCAGTTTGTCTTGTATTAAAGCCATTCGCTAAAAGTTTATCAAATGGAATAGACAAACAGTTATGATCTCCAAGCGCATAGTGATCAAGGTCGTGAATATAAATTTCGTTATTTCTATGAAGGTCCGCCATCCATTTAGGCATACAATAGTTTAGTGCATATTCTTTTAAGTTCGCGCTACTTGCCTCACCCATCCGTCCGCCAAAGGACTCCTCATCGACATTAGCATTTTGCATAGTATTGTTTTCAACATTTAATTTCTTTTCAATGTTTTTAACATATGTACTTTGAGCCTCTCTAGCTTTAGTTCTCTCTTGTCGATAAGTAATATAAGCTTTTGCAACATCTTTTCTACGAGTTGACATCAAACCGTGTTCAACTAAATCTTGAATTTCTTCAATAGAAAGAATACCATCATAGTCTAAGCAATAACCTTCAATATAGTCAGCTATATTATTAGCTTTTTCAATAGCATAATCAGATAATTCTCCATCAACCGCAACGAATGCTTTTAATACAGCATTCTTAATTTTCTAAGAATCAAAATTAACTAATCTGCTATCTCTTTTTCTAATTTTCATGGATTTAATATCCTCCTAATTATTTTTTTATTTTAAGGAAACATATTATATAAAAATTGAAGTATTATCATTAAACTGCTTAGACCACTCTCTTATATTATCAAATAAATCAGTTATAGCTGGCAAAGTTTCATTTGTATTATTTTCAATTATCTTATAAGAAAAATTTAAATTACTAAAATCTTTTTGGTCTGCTTGAAATCTTCTACAAATTTCATTACAATCTGGATTAATTTCTCTATTAAGTTGTCTCATTAATCTAAGTTTATCATAGGTATAAATATAAATAGGTAATACTTCACATTCTGGATTATTAATAATTGTTTTAAGTCCTTGAAGATTAAATACTCCTAAATTAATTTTAAGTTTAGTTAAATGAGAATACGATGTACCATACAACCATCCACGAAAGCAAGCTGACTCTAACCATTTATATGAATTAAAATTTTCAATAGAAGGAATAAAGTGATAATCTATTCCTTCTATCTCATTTTCACGCGGCGGCCGTGTAGTACAAGGAACAATTTTATGTAACCATTTTTTACCAAAAAGAGTTTTCATTGCTTTCTCTTGTAAATAATTTTTTCCAGATCCCGCCGGTCCAAATAATGCAACAATTTTATACTTATTCATCTTTCTCTTCCATTCCATATCTTGTTGAAATTAAATTGATATTTCTTCCCTCTACTGCATTAATTTTATAAATACTATGTCCACCAGTATTTGCATATTTTTTACAAACAAAGGTATCATCTCTTCTATATCCTGTAATTAAAAGTTTGGTTCCGCGGGTAAACCATCCTTTTTCTTTAACCTTTTTTGTTCCATTCTCATCAACTTCGCTAATTTGACGATTATACATTGCATAATGATCTCTCGTGAATTTAACATTAACAACACCAGTTGTTGTTAACAAATTTACTGTGTGGCGAGTATCATTTTTTCCTATAACAGTTCCTGCAATTCTATTTAACTTATAAATGGGAATCTGTTTACCATTTCGTCTGAAAAAATAATCAATGTCAGAAACTGGAGATAAAGAATTAAAATTAACGATTCCATATTTTTTAGTATCAATATATTTTAATTCATGCTCATGATAATAAAAACACAAACTCGTCATTTCCCACGCAGAAATTGTCCCAGATGCATACTTGTCCCATTCCGCTTTAAATAATTTTGTATTTAATTGAAACAATATTTCTGCCTGATTTTCTTTTAACCAATCTCTAACAGAATCCATTTCAATTTGATATATCTTTTCCCATGTTTTTTGTTTTATACAATATACATTATTAATAATATCTATATCATTTAAATCAAAATTATTATTATAAAACTGCATGGCTTGTGGATCGGGCATATAATAATAATCTTTCCATTTATGTTCTTTAAGATACTTATTAAAATAAAAAACTCTTTTTTCTTTATCTAATGATTCTGGTAATAAATTATTATTAATTAATCCGCTGAAATTTGATAATGTTAATTTCTTTTTCGGTTCAGAAACAAGAGAGAGATAATAAATCATTACAAGGCGGCGGGGGTCAATATGATACTCTTCTGCCCAGTCTTTTTCAAGTTCATCAAAGGCTCCGCCCTTTATAAGATTTATCATTGCAGTTTTATTAATTTTACATCTATTTAAAAAATCTTTAAAAGACTTATATGGTCTGTTATTTTTTATTTGTTCTATCGTAGCACTATTAATATTTCCTAATGCTTTCATACCAAACAGAATTTGATTATTATCAACATCAGGCTTAAAACCGTAATCAGATTTATTAATATCGACTAAAGATATTTTGATTCCATCGTCAATAATTTCTCCTAAAGCCTTTGCAATTTTTGTATAATCAGTTGTTTGTTCTTTTTTCTTTACTGGCTGACCATCTTCATCATATTCATTGTCATCTTCTTCTTCAAGACTTCCACTGTTAACAACTAAGCAAGCAGTATCCCAATAAATCGGATTCCATTTTGTTGCAATGTACGCAGTTTGGAAACCAATAAAACTATAAGCGAGAGCGTGAATAACCGAGAAAGAATATCCCATCTGCGGTCCTACACCGTTTTCCCATATATATTTACCAAGTTTTTCAGAACTTGCTTTTTCCAAAATCATCTGATGTAATTCTGGAATTTTACTCATTTGTTTCTTACCAACAATTTTACGGGCGGAATTGGCTTCTGCCAAAGTAAAACCGCAGATATTTTTATCCATAAGCATCAACATAAGCTGTTCCTGAGAAGGCGGAACTCCATATGAAGATTTAAAATATGGTTCAAGATAATCTCTTTCATTGGGAGTTAATCCAAAATCATACATTTCTTTATACCAAAGATCAAGATTATTTTTAAACCGAATATATTTTTCCATAGGTGTTTCTGCACCCTTTTCCGCGGTCATTAATCTCATTAATCCATTGGCATCTGTTAACTCAAGAATTGTTGTCGGTTTAATTTTTTTTGCTGCCTGGCTTCCTACTTCTGAATCAAACTGAAATATATTTATTACTGTTCCATTTTGAATTGCATCCCATACTTTTTTATCATCCAATGGTAAAATATTTGGATGGAAATATTTATCATACACAGAACGAAGATTAATTCCGTTATCTTCAATTACGCCATCTTCTTGTAAAAATCTAATTGCTTGAGCGAGTTTATCCTGTACTTCTGTTACCAGGAAATCATACTTAACCATCCCTGCAGCTTCACAATCATGAAGATCATACTGCGTAATAATTTCTCCTTTTGGTGTTTTCATAAAACAACCGAATTCATATGGATCTTCATCAAATAGAATAACACCGCTTGCATGGCTTGAACGCTTATTTACAAGTCCTACAATACCAAAAATAATATCAAGAAGTCCTGGATACTCATTTACTTCTTTTACAAAAGCATGGACAGGCTCTCTTTCTTTATCTTTATTACCATTAATAACATCTTCAAGCGGCCAGAGAAAACCTCTCTCCGATGGAATCAATGATGCTATATACTGAGCTTCATCATTATCAATTCCATCTGGGTAATCTTCACTTCTATATCCGCGGCAGGCTGTAAGAACTGCGGATTTTGTCTGTTCTGTACCATATGTGGCTACCAAAGTACAACCTAGATTTTTTCTGGAAAGCTCGTCTATATCAGGATTAAATCGACTGCCGCGTTCCTCTTTAATCTTCTTAACTATTGTTCCCTTTTTTGATGGACATATATCAATATCAATATCTCCAAGTTCTGTTCTCTCATCGTTCATATAACGGAAGAACGGAAGATTCCATTCTATCGGATCGAGCTGAGTAATACCTAAAAGATAATGGTTTAATGCTGCACACGATGAGCCTCTTCCTGCACCAACCAGACTGCCGCATTCCCACATCATATCAATATAATATTTAAGTGTAATAGGGTACTTAAACATATTAGTTCCAAGTTTTTCTCCTATTACTCTTTTTACTCTTGCTTCTTCTTCAAGTTCAGAATAATATTTATCATTTTCTAATTTTTTTTCTTTTAAAACTTTAGTGCATTCATTAACCCAATATCTTTCATAGATATCATCACTTTGAAACATTCTATCTAATTCAGGATATTTTTCTAAATACCTTAAATCTTTATCATAAAAATTTACTGGTACACTTGGAATTGTTTGACTATGAAGTAAATTATATACTTCAATTTTATCAAACATTTCCATACTATTACGGCACATTTCATCTATCATAATACCAATAGATGGTTCAAGATTCTTTTTTAAATCATTTTCATCTTGAAGATAAGCATACTCATAAAAACTATCTGTTTCTCTTTCTCCGCCTTTTGAATTAAGATATGCTTTATGAATATATCTATCTTCCTTTTTTAAATAATGAGCGTCATCGCCAATAACTATTTTTTTATTAAAAACGTGCGCTATTTGTACAAGTTTATTATTTGCAATAATCTGTTCTTTTGATGCTCCAGGAGCAACCTCTACATAAAAATCATCACCGAATATTTTATCACAAAACTGCATAAAATCAACAATTTGATTATATTTTACAATAGCAGTTTGTTCATCCCCAACTTTTCTAGCGCGTTCCATTTCAAGAATGCAACTAGACAATTCTCCTCCAAGACAGGCGGAAGTTGCTATAATATGTCCTGGATTTTGTCCAATTATTTCTTCCAAATCACTTTTAAGAGTTGGGACTCGTTCCATTCCTCTATCCCAATATGAATTCATCCAAGCACGAGAAGATAATTTTCGTAACTGCTTATGCCCTTCCGCATCTCGCGCAATTAATATAAAGTGATAATATTTTATTCCATTTTGTCTGACATCTGTTAAATATATCTCGTTACCTATTGCAATTTTAAAATCTGGATTTTCTTTTTGAAGTTTACAAACACGAATAGACTGGGCTATTGTTTCATGGTCAGTAACTGCCAATCCCGCAAGTCCAATCTCTTTTCCTCTTTTTATAAGGTCAGGTAATTTATTTATGCAGTCAAAGTAAACGGAAGTTCGACATTTCTGTATGAGCATGCGGACAAAATCTCATCATATCGTTTCCTTCCCTCCCTTCAATTATTATAATATAATTATAACATATTTTTATTTAAAGATCAAGTAAATCTGAATAAGCCTGAATAATTGCTTGAGCATGAGCCTCTGGAGTAGCATTTAAAATAGGAACAATCATATCTTTTGTAGCTAATTCGGTTTGAATAATAACATCTTGTTCACGTTTATACCCATTTTCAATGCTAATTATAATTCTATGCTCATAAGACGCTGGATATAATTGCTTATAAAGTAATAAATATCGTCCTAGTTCATACATACAAATAGGTTGATCACTTGGACTATTACAAAAATACATACTAAATATATCACAATAATTAAGATAATTATATTCCCATCTTATTTGTTCTTGCGCTGCTGTAGGAATATGAATTGGGAAATTTTCTCTACGAGGGTTATATATATTTAAATGTTCTAAAATAGAATTTTTTGATTCATATTTTTTTATATAATTAATAACTTGTTTTTGCCAATCGGGACAATTAGTGATACCACCAGCAAGGAAACAAGACAAACCAAGGCTTTCAAATCTTTCAGGTGCAGTAATAATTTTCATATAGGATACTCCAATTCTTTACATTCAATTCCGTTGCTATTAAAATAATCTTGTAAAACTTGTCTTTCACTACATTTATTAGTATATGATTCATGTACCATTAAAACAATAATAGGTTCTTCTTTTAAATTTAAATATTTTTGCATAGCATCTGCTAGCCATTGCAAATAATTTAAAGTAGTTTTAAAATCTAATTTATTTAATTCTATTTTGTATTGTTTTAAAAAATTACATGAATTAGGATCTTTCTTTTCACACGGACACCCGCAACAGTTTTTTTGAACCATTATATATTCAAAGCGGATACCATTAATTACATTACGTTTATCTTGAAAAATAACATGATTTCCTTTATTATCATGAAACCACTTGGGATCTCCTAACGATGTAGACACAGGAATCATATATGGTTTAAAATTACGAATTTGATAATAATAACTAGTATATATTAGTTTTATACTTTGCATTTTTTATCCAAAAATTAGTTATTTTTTATCCCCGTGGGTCATATCTTTTTATCAGTATCCGAAAATATTCAATTGAACCTTTTTTAACGCTGAAATTAGTTCTTCAGCGATTACCGTATATCTTTTCCCATCAATCTCAAGTTCTGCTTTATCGCCATCACTCCACGCACTATGTACCCTGATGTTCTGCTGAGCCGGGTTTGAGTAATCTTTGATTTCAATCGTTACTTTCATACCTGTCATCTCCTTTTATCAATATCCTTTATATACCCTCAGTGCTATGATCATTTAACCATTCTGCCAACACTTTCTCGCATTTTGGGCACAAATCAACAGACTTCCATTCTGTTACCAAGCTATCCTTAATCCATCTACTTATGGAGAACATAGGTAATATTGAGTTTGTCATTGGATTTGTATTAATTTTATCTCCACACTTGTCGCATATTTTTACATTCATTTCTTCTCTCCTTCTTGTTTCATTCTCATATCAGCACCGCAGTTAGGGCAGAAATTCATTCCCACTACATCGTCCTCATATAAATGAGCTTCCCAGCCACATACTGAACACTTTCCGCTGATCAGATCGTCATCGACCTCTATCCAATGCCCCCGCTTTCGTTCTGGCTGCGTGGATGGAAGGGTGAGTATAATGCTTTTTGTAATGTCCATTATCTTGACCAGATCATTCTCAAAGCCAAAACAATAAATCAACTTTTTTTGCCGTTCGTTAAGTTCATTAATTGCCGCCCGTCTGCTTATAGTGTCATCTTTTATAATGATCTCCTGCCCTTCTTTATTTTTATGCACCAAATCTATCACTTCCCGCCTTGAAATCATGTCGTCCATTGTACCACCTTTTCTATAATGATTAGCATCATTACAAGAAATTGTATAACATTTGCAGACATTGCATAGTCAATATCATCAGCATATTCTATCCCACTAATTTTAACTGATAGCATCGTCATGGCAATTAACGCAAGAACGTAAATAACAACAATGCCAACAGTCAGAAAGATTTGCAATGCTATTTCAACCATTGACGTCATCATCCTTTCTCATATTAGCTCCACAATGTGGACAATATTTATAAGCCGTAGATCCTCTTCCGCCACAAAATGAACATTTAGCATTTACAATATCTGAAATCCAATAACCAGTTGGAGAAGTATTGGTATGTGTTACAGAAGTTTCAAGAATTGGCTATTTTATTTCTTGATGTGCTTCTTTCATATATTTATTTTCTTCTGACTCTTTAATATAAAAAGGACAATTATATCTAACCATTTGTCCAGGTTTTGGTTTTACATAACATTCTTTTGTATTACAATTATTGCAATCTCCAGTTTTATAAATATCTTTAAGATTTCTTAAACAATCTAAAACATAGCCTATTTCTGAAATTATGTTATTTAATCTATCCATTTATTTTAATACCTTAATTTAAATTTTTAGTTTGCTTTTCTGCTATAAAATAAACATCATCTACAGGAATTTTAAAATATTTTCCTTTATATCCGAGACGAAGATCTACATATTCTTTATTATCCTATTTATAACATTGCACAACAGTCATTTGACGACCATCATACATTACTAAATTGCCTTTTTTATAAGTCATATTTTTATTTACCTCACTAAAACAAGTTTTTCTTCAAGTCTTGTGCTTGCTGTATGCTTCAGCTTCTCGATGATTTCATGCGGTTTATTTGCATCAATCAACCGCATGGCTACTGCCTGCCTTTTTGTCCATTCGTGCGCCGCACATCGGACAGAATTTCCACCTTGGCCCACTGTGGTAAGTTAAACCTGTTTCCTCACCACACACACTACAGCGGAACTTACTACTATAGCCGATTCTTTCCCATTTCCCGTGCAACATTGGGGCATCAGTTTCGTTCTTTTCGTCCGCAAAAACGATGTCAGTAAGGTCTGGACTGTCTTCCATCGAGAACCCGTAACGGTAATCTGATTCTATAATCCGTCCTTTTCTGATTATCACCGCATGTGCTTTTCGCAGATCACGACCTTCTGCTGTATAATCTGAACATTCATCTCCCAAGACCGCCCCATGCTTCAACGCCCAATAGACGGCAAACATAGTTTTTCTATAATCCCAATCACACAGAATTTTTCCTGACAACAACGGATTGATAACTTTCTGGTCTTCCATTTACTTACCGTCATACTCCTTCCTTTTTATTATTATCTTACTAATACTAATTTTTCCTCAGGCCTTGTACACGCAGTATATAGCCAGCGGGCATGCTCTTCTCTATCGTAAGGAAACTTTTCTTCTAAAACTAATACGTTAGGCCAAGAACTCCCTTGTGCCTTATGGGTTGTAATCGCATATGCAAAAGTAAATTCAAGAGGAACAAGATGTGCCGTCCGCATATTACTACTTAATCTATATAATATTTTATTATTTAAACATCTCTCTCCAGTTAAGATTTGTTTTTCATCCATCATTAATCTATGAAAATTTGCATTACTATCTGATATAAAGTTTGCACATAAAATTTTTATAGTGTCGCCGCCCGCCCAATAAGGAACTCTAGTATAAGTTTCATAAGAATCCTTAATAAAACCAATTGTTCCATTAACAAGAGGATCATCATTATCTGCAAAAATCTCCCAGTAATTCCGTAAACAAATAACCTTTTCCCCATCTTTAGGGCTTTTCTCTTGTCCTAAAATTTGCCTCATTTGATTATTAATAGCAATGCGGGTTTTGTTCATGCCTACAAGGATCTGGTCTGCCCACTGTAATACGCCAGTATTTAATTCTTTCTGAGGCATGATAATAACATCTTTATCTCGCTGATACGGGATTGGCTCATGATTGCGAATTTGCATAGAAATTCTAATAATTTCTGAATCTAATGCCTGCCGCATAATTTCATCTAAGAATATGTCAGGATGAAGAAGAAGTCCATTGTCTTGATCTTTATCCACTGGCGGAAGCTGAAATGGATCTCCAAGAGCAATAATAAATACATTATGAGTCATTAACAAATCCATTAGCTCCTTCGGGGCCATTGAAACCTCATCAACAATTACTACTTTATAATCAATTTCAGTTTTCTTTCGACGAAAAAAAGTTCCATCAGGCTTAGGAAAACTTTCATAAAGAAGTTTATGTAATGTTAAAACATTTTTATTTCCTTTCTTTAAAAGAACCTGTGCAGCCTTCCCCGTAAAAGTAGCAAAACAAACATCTTCTTCTGGATCAATTCCATAATCCGCCAATGCTTCAACAATAAATTTAACTAATGTACTCTTCCCCGTTCCAGCATACCCCGAAATTACTACTATCTTTTCATTATTTTTATATTTATCAAGTGCGATCCGTAATCCCTGTTCTTGCTTGTGGGTAAGTATCATTCATGTTCTCCTATTACTTCATTTAAAATTTGAATAAATCTTGCAATATCACGATTTGCTTGTAAACGATAATAGTCTTTACTATGTTTTACGTTAGGATCTTTAGTATATTCGTATTCAGCCATTTGCTCTCTAGCTCTAATATATCTATAAGCTAAAGAATCAAATTGATAACCTTTTAATTTTTTATCATCTATTGTATTAATTTTTAATTTCCCATTTAATAACATATCTGTTTTCATTATAATAAACCTCTATTATTTTTCTATTCGAATAATTTTATATTTTTCTTTTATCGTTGTATCTAAAGAATTAATCCACTCATTTACTTTTTTTCCAGGAAAAGTTGGTGTTAATTGATATAAACAAGCAGATATATTATATTTTTTTATTAAAAATTTTTTATTTGCGTTATGTTGTGTTGATGTTATTCCATAAGAAGCAAAATAATAATATTTTTTTGTTTCATGAATTAATCTATAATTAGGAAGATATATTATTTTAGCCATAATATTATTGTTTCCTTTAATATTTTCTATATATATTATATCAAATTTTAAGAAAAAAATCAAGAAAAAAAATGCGATTGAAAAAACCCAAACGCATTTTTAGTTTTGCTTTACGATATCAAACCTCTGCGGCCCAAGCACCACATTAAAATATCCATCGGCTTGAATCAATTATTTCATACTATTCAATAAAAATTTGAGGAGTCACGTTATCCATCCATTCATTGCGATTCGCTCTGCCTATAATATTTAATTCATAATATCCTTCTGTATTTTGAAGCTTATGGCATTCTTCATCTGAGGCTTTAAACTTAATTAAACTAAGTCCATTATTTAATGAGATCTTTAAAGTATTATCTTTTTTCTGATATACTGTAACCATATCACTACTTACTTTTAAATTTTCAATACATAATAATGGTTCTGAGATATTTTGTCCCCACAGATCCTCCATTTCTGCAATAGAAAGGATATCTTGTGGATTTACATCATTTCCTTTATAAATATAATCGACATAATAAATTGCTTCATCTCGCATATCTTTTAATATTATGTCAGTTTTATTTATGAAAGTGTTTATATCTTCTTCTTTAATCCCTAATCCAAATGCGGCGGGATGCCCTATAGTAAATGTGGTCACACCAGTCTATTCGCAGATCCCTTTAAAATCTGTAATACCGACTTTATCACACCCTCGCGCAGATCCTTGATATATTGTAACTGGATCCTACATAGGACCCCATGGAAGTCCGCTATCTTCAACCGTCCGTGTTAATACACAAACAGGTCTTTGATATTTTGCCATTAGTTTATTTGCAGTAAGTCCCGCAATATTTTTGTCTATCTGCCCTGGCTCAAGTAAGAATAAAAGTACCTTATGCTTTAATAAATCTTTTTGAATGATTTGTTTCTCTAACAGTTCCATCCCTGCGTCTTGCGCTTTAGTTTGTCTATTTTTGACATTTGTCACAATCCGCATTACTTGTTCAACTAATTGTTCTGTATCGCCTAAAAAATGTCCGCGTTTAGTAGAAGGAAGAATTTGAAATGCTTTAAATTTTAGCATTGATTCAAATGTTTTTTGCTTTTCTTCTATTGTTCCACTGCGACAAATAGCGTTTACATAAGGGGCAATATAAAATGCTACGCTGGTATGATTAATTTTTCCATTCATTGAATAAGAATGTTTTTCTGCAAGATATGAAAAGAATGGGTTATGAACATTGCTAAAACCCTTATTTAAAACGTGCTTTGTTTCTATTGATGTCATACTCATCATATCTGCACAAAGACCCAACGCCACGAGATCTAAATAATTATCGGCATTATTAATATTTAAAATTTTATCTAAGTATCGACAAAATTGCCATACAACTCCCGCTCCAGAAAAATCTTTATTTGGATAATTAGAATTTTGGTTATTTATAATAATAGCATCTGGATTATCAATATCACAAAGATGGTGATCTAAAACAATTGTTCCAATATTTAGTTGTTTTAGTTCTGAACATTCATTCGCATCATTTGATCCAGAATCTGGTGTAATGACTAATTGTAATGTAGAAACTGATCTTTTATATTCCTTAATATAATCAATAAGATCATTTAATCCATGTTGTTTACCGCCATGAAAAATGTATTTTATTTTTGTTTCTACCCAAGAAGGGAATAAATCATATAAATAATTAATAAGCACTGCGGAGCTGGTAAAACCGTCTACATCTGAATCTACTATAATAATAGTATTAGCATTCGCTTGTATTGTTTTAATTAAAAGGGCGGCTGCCGCCCGCAATTTATTTTCTCCTAAAGCCTCTGGAGGATTAATATCATCATCAGTAGTATGCAAATAATGATTTATTTCATTGAGAGGAATTCCTCTGTTAGTAAGAATTTGCTATATAGGAGATAGATCTTTATTAATAGGTTTAATTAGCTAATATTTCATTTTTTATTTTTTCCTTTTTTCTTTTGTTTTTATTATACCATAAAAAAAATAAGTTGTCAAATCAATGACAACTTATAACTGAATACGATTTTGAAACAAATATAAAAAAACATCTTTCCCATTATCAATAGGAGACATTTTATAATCTAAAAGATGATTATTTGGATCGTCCCATAAATAACTAATTTGTACTAAAGAGTGATATTTTTTATGAATAGATGTTAATTTTTCTGTCCATTTTATAAATTCTTTATCTCCTGTCTCTTGATACTGTCTATCAAAAGCGATAATAATTTCTTGTACTCCTAACGACAAGAGAAGAGATAATTGATAGTTAATTAAATTACTTCCACATGCGGCAACTGTAATATCATTATCAATTCCGAAATAACTTTCATATAAAAGACAACTCTTTTCACCTTCCCAAACAATTGCCTTTTTTATAGTTTTAATATTATCTTTGCTAATGTTAATATTATATAAATTAAAACTTAGCGGATGGTTGTACATTTTTCCGTTAATAGTTGCGGGACGATATTTTCCATAAATCTCATTTTCTTTAACAAAGGTTCTTTCACGGATTCCCACTAAATTATTATTTATATCATAATGTGGGATGATTACACAATCATTTTTAGGATTATAACAAATATTATGAGCATCTAATGCTTCTTGAGTAATACCTTCTCTTAGCCAAGGTAGAATACGAGGCTTTGGCAGAAACTTTAAAAAATCGTCTTGAATTTTTGGGAGGGTTACTATTTGTTTATTACTTTTTAGTTGCTGTTTTTCTTCATAATTTTGAAAAATTTTCCAATCTTGAAGTTCTGTGCGTTCTTCTGAAAAATTTTCAATTTTTTCTTCAAAGCCAAAAAAAATAGCAACATATTTAACTGCGTCTGGTAGATCCCAAGGTCGAGAAGTTTCTTGAGCATCTTTAGACCAATATGTAATAGTGGCTCCCGCCATTTTTTTTATTTTTAAAGTAAGCTCGAATATATCAAAACTAGATTCTGGACAGTCTGTATAACATTTAAACAACTTAGTATTATTATAATAATATAATTTAAATGATCCCTGTCCAGGTGGATTATGACATATAGTGCGGGAAACTATTATATTATCGTGGATTTGTGGCTCCCCACCCATTTCCGCCAAAAAGTCATGTATTTGATCTATTGATAAATTATTTTTTAAATCTTCAAGATATTTTTTACGTTCTATTTCATTCATGAGGAGACTCTACTAGCTTAAATTCTGTTGTATAATATGTATTGCAATAAGGGCAGTGACCATTTCCATACTTTAGTTCAAAACTGCCTCCACATTTTGGGCATACAATAGGATAAATTTCTACTATTTCACATCTTAATGCATATGTTTTTCCATTAATATGTATTTTACTAATATAACCATCTACGTTCTTTTCTTTTACTTCGCTCATTTTCTATTGCTTTTATCCTCTTTAATCTTTTGCATCCAGAACAATTATTTCTATTATTACAACACCAGCAATTATCAGAATCCAACCAATACCAATGGGGTGGAGAGGGTTTCGGTTTACGAAATTTTTTATTCATCCCTTTGACTTACATTAATTTTATATCTTTCCATTTCAATTAATTCATAATTATAAGCAGTAGCAAAAAGAGGCTCAATTCTACAAATTCCTAAATCTGCTTTGCACCACAAAAGAATATGATTATATCTTCCACGTCTATTCTTATAAATGGAAATTTTTAAATTAGGCATTTCAATTCCCAGTTTTTGTACTATATCACTTATTGCTTCTGTGTCTGCATCATTTAAACGAAGCATAATAGATCCCATATCAATTTTATCGGCAATACTTTTTGCACCTCTTAATAAGTTCTGATCAAAAACTGTTGCCGATACATAATCTCCATTTAACTGAGTGGATGACATTATAAACACTCCATATTCAGTTGCAAGATCTTTAAGTCTTACACTGATCATGAAAAGAACATTATCTTCTCGTAATCCTTTAACAGAAGCCCGCGATGAAACCTCAGAAAGAATTTTCATACTACTATGAATATAGTCTAGAAAAATATAACGAATATTAAATTTTCTAACAGATAATTTTATAACATTTTCAATATCTTTAAGAGAAAAGTCATGTAATTCTTTTAAATAAAGCGGACTTGCTTTAATGACTTCTCTAGCGTGATTAATGCGTTCAATTTCTCCAGGTTCGTACTTATTAGTAAGAATATGATCTTCTGAAACACCAGATAAAAATGCCCACATCATCGTCTGAACTTCACTAAAGATCTGCTCAGTCATAATATAAATAGTAGGTTCTTTCGTTCCATTGTGAACCCATTTTCCTAAAGAAAGATCATAAATTTCATTACAAGCAATATTACAAGCATCTGCTACCATAGCACGACTTTTTCCGACATTGGTTGCAGCGGATCGAAGATAAAATTTCCCTAAACGAGCACCGCGAGTCACGGTATTAATTAAATCACCATATAATGGATATCCAATGTCTGGAGTAGTTTGCAATTCATTCCAGAGTTCTTCTGCACCTTCTCCAGCCTGAATGATGTTGTCAGCGGACGCCGCATCAACGTATTTTAATTTTATATCTTCAATTTTGTCATTAATACAATCCGCAATTTCTTCTTCGGTATGATTATCTAACCAGTCCTCTTGTGCTTGCTTTTTCTTTTGATCAAAAATATTATTTAAATCATACAACCAAGATAAATCCATACCTGCTTTTTCATTATACATTCGTAGAATTGTCATTTTTTTCATACGATGATAATAAAAATTAAAAGCGGCTATCTGAGTTGTTACTGCTAGTTTTTCAAGATATTCTGCCCCTTTATTAGCTTTATATACTGCTAATTTTTTAGGGCGTTGCTCTAAGTAGTCTTCAATCGTAGAAGCAGTAATTTTATCTGCTCCTAATTGATGTAAATTATATATACTACCAAAAAGAATTTTATGAAACTCTTCTGTAAAATCATCCAAAGTAAAAGTATAAGATTCGTTATCTAAAACTTCTGGATTTTGATAAACTCCACCTATAACCTGAATAATTGCGGGAATGTCAATATAACGAATTTTATTATTCATTTTAAATCCTTAATAATATAATACAGGTTCTGACATATCTGTCCCATAACATAAATTATCACATTCAGGACATTTTGTTGCTGCAGTATAAACAAGACTACATTGCTGCATCATTAATTCCGTTTTTGACATTTCAAAAACACATCCACATTTACTGCAATGGAATCTATAAATTGTAAAGTCTGAAGGCGGGTTTCCATGTTTAATAATCTTCATTTTCTTCCTCGTCTAAATTCATTAAATGCGGTGGTTGTCCTCTAAATCTAGGAGATGGAATATAAAAATCAGTATGACCCCATCTAATCATTTTATCATTTTTTTGTTTTATACTATATAAGTTTTGATAATAATTACGAACCTGATCATAGATATATGGAATAATACCGATTCCGCCATTACCATTTTCTATATTTCCATGATTTATATTATAGAACCAATGTAAACAACCAGTCATTCCACTCCACGTATAACCGTATTGTTTTATATAATCTTCCGCCTGTTTATTAATCATCATAAAATTATACTTTGGACCATATATTTGTTTAACAAGCTGAAAGAACTTTTCTTTATCTTCGACTTTTTTTAATACAGATGAATCTTGTGCCTTAGCACAAGATTCATGAGCGTATCTACGGGAGTTAATTTTTACATAAGGTTCTTTATCTCTATTAAAAGTTTTTCCACAAAAAAAGCATTTAACATATGCTGCCATTTTACAACTCTTTTACCCAAATATCTAAACAAGTCAAACTAATATTAGAAGCAATAGAGATAGAAAAATCATCAATTATAAATGACTCATTTTGATATTCCTCTGCCACTGAATCATCGTCGGGAATATCTAAAAAAATATCATTTGTCATCATATAATCAATAGTTTTAATATATTCAAGTAAATTATCTGTACGAAAAGCGGTTATCATAACCTCTTTACCATCTTTATATCCTTTTACTCGAACAAGAAATTCATTATTTTTCATTGCGGATTCTCCTTTCTTTTTATATATTTATTATATTATATTTTTTATTAAGAATCAAATAATTATGCTAAAAATTCTATAGTATTTATTTTACATTCCCAACTTCCTTTTGCTCTATATCCATCTCCGCTAGCTAGGGCACAAAGATTACAAAGTAAATAATCGGTAGTAGTCCAATCACTAATATCAAATGTATTATTAAAAGTTCCACTTAATTCTCCAGTAGAACTATGACCAGCTTCTCTAGATGGAGAAGTTTTAGACCAACCTAATGATTTTTTTAAATTATTACTAAATGTTTGATGCCTATTTTCATAAAAATCAAAAAATAATTCAATAGTAATACTACAAACTCTTGAATAAGGAGCTTCTTCTGAATGCCAAGCGCTCCCAGCATATGATCCTGCAATTCTCATCTTAGAATAATTATTAAAAGGAATTTTATCTACGCTTCTAAAACTAGACCAAGAAGCGTTTACGTCCGCTGCATAACCTGAGCCAACAAATGGATTTTGCCCTTCGTTGCGAAGAATCTGTATAGCGCCAGATTTTATTGTTGCATTTTCACCGAGAGAATTAATATGTTTATAATAAGGTCGTCCATCATAATTAGAAACATAAATTTGATAATCATAAGAATAATTATTTACTATTATTCCATTAATCATATCTCCATAAAAGTTAGTTCCATCATAACTAATATCCGGCCAAACCCGTTTCACTACTCCTCCAACGTTCCAATACACTTCTTTTGCCTGCTTAAGTCCAACACTAGGACTATTATACCAAATCTACTTAGGAGTTCTGACTGCTCCATTATTATAATATACTCCCATATTATTACTCCTTATCCATTAATTCTTTCAAATCAAATACAATTAAAGATAATTGTTCGACTTGATCTCTTGTTGCATTAGCAACCTTTTTACCCTTCCCTAAATACTTATCTGTAATTTCAGTAATTCTAGGAGCATAATATGGCATTTTATCAGATGGAATAGTTTTAATAATAGAATTAAAAGATTCCATTAATTCATCAAAATTAAGATCCTGTTTAATTGCAACAGTATTTCTTTCATCTGTTACAAATTCTTTACCAGTATTCTTCGCTTCTTCATCTATTGCATTATTCAATGCTTCAACGAGAGAATCATATGAGAAGTTAACTTCTGGTACCATATACTTAAAGCGGGAACCACAATCAATTGTATTATCTAAAGAGCGGAGGGTTAAAACTCGTTTTGGAACATCATCTTTAATAACAGTATGAGCATAACCATAAATATCTACCATATCTTTGATAATTAGATTATAACTGTTTCCAAGTGTAGGAACAATTTGGTTATACTGGGTACCATCTTGACGGGTAAATGTTTTATCCTTATCATGAGAAATAAATAATACTGCATAACCTAGTTGAGTGACAGATCTAAAGGTATCTTCAAGTTCTCTCTTTACTCTTGACCATCCTTGGCCATACGGAATTTGATTTAGAGTATCCACGTTTGCCTGAGAAACAATATACTTCTCGCAGGCGGAAGCTGCAATATCAATAGTATCAATAATAATACTATGAAACGTGTTTTTAACTTCTGGCTTCTTTAATTCTCGAAGAGCCATCTTCATTTCTGACCATGTTGTGATATCCTGTGCATAAACATTTGGTAATGCATTGTAACCTTTCTAAAATGCTAAAATTAGTGCGCCAGGCATCTGGGAACCAAATGTCGTCTTGCCTATCTTTCCTGGGCCATAAATATATGTTATATAACCACTTAAATCTCGGCTAACCTTATGCGGTTTTAAATTCATTAAATTAATTGCCATTTTTATTTCCTTTCAACTATTTTTTTAATTCATACTCATAGTATAAAACGCAGAGTAGAGGATTTGAACCTCTGAATCCGTTAGGATTAACGGTTTTCAAGACCGCCGTAATAAGCCACTCTACCAACTCTGCAAAAATGTACAGGATAATATTATTATCCTGTACATATCTCATGAAAAGTCTTTAGATTAAAAATTAAATCCACCGACAGGAATCTGGTTACTTGGAGTAGGAATTGCGGAAGGAGCAGGGGCGGTTGCATTACCGCGATTTGCATAATACTCCTTTGCTCTAGTCTTTACCTCTTCAAGATGGACATTTCTATCCGCAATCGCCTTTGCCAACTCTTCAGTAGTCATTGTATCTGCTTCACCAAAGACATAAGGCTCAGGCTTAGCTCCTGTAATAACCCACTCACGCTGATGCCGCTCAGTGATATCAACACTCGGCGCACCAAAAGCACTCTCAATCTTCTTCTCGACCTTTACTGTGGTACTAATAATCTCTCCCCAAACCTGAGTGTAAATAGGATTAGAAGGACTCGCTTCAAGACCCATAAAATAATCAATAGCACCACGAGATCTTGCAACAAGAGTGAACGGAAGAATATCATTGCGGAAGTTAAAAACTGCACAATTAATTCTTGCATAATCCTCTGTGATATTCTTCTCAGGATCTGCTTCAACTAAAGTTACACCAGTAATAATTGTATCGAAAGTAAACTTTCTTCTTGCTTCTCCATCTGGCTTAAGCTCATTAACAATTGTAACAAAACCGCCACCGCTTCTCTGCTGAGAAACAAGCTCATCTCCGCCATTCGGATAAAAGTCATTCAACTCTGCGGAAGGTGTCAATCTAACCTTAATGGCCTCATCCTTACCATCTTTAACCCAAGTCTTGCCTTCCATAATTCGCTTAAGGTTAGCATAAGTAGGATTGGCCTTCCCCTGCTTAGTTGTCTCTGTGACATAAGTATAATGAACAGTCAGAACATTAAGACCCGCCTCATCGGTTGCCACACTAACAGATCCATTAATAAACTCTTTACCATAGTTCTCAGACTGCTTATTTTCAACTTTCTTTAGTGCCAAATCGTGTTCGTAAACTCTACCTTCAATATTAATTGTATTAGTATTTCTTCTCATCTTTTTTCCTCATTTTAATTTTTGACTTTTTACTTTTTATAAGTAAATTATATCATATTTTTTTATATTTGTCAATTTTTATTTATTTGCGTATAAAATTAGATCTTTCGCATAAGGAAGGGTTTTAATCCAATCACAAAGCTGATGCCATTCAACTAAACGATGGTTCTTCCGCTGTGCATACATATTTCTTAAAATTTCATAATTTAAGGTGACAGTCCGAGTTTGCAGCCATCCGTTTGGTAGCCATCTAATTAATTCTTTCCAATACTTTTTATCTTTTGTTTTATTGTATAAAACTCTTAAAGTTTCACAATAGTCAATAATATTATTTGCAATATCATTCATTACAAGAGGAGGATTGTAATCTGTCATACTCTCTTGCGCTGCATAAATCTCTAAATCTTTTTCAAAATCTCCAAGTTCAAAGCAGTCTTTTGTAATAGGAGTAGAAGAAAGTTTATGCATCGTTGATGTACTATTTGCTACCGTTCCGACTTTATACGTGTCAAATTCCTTCCACCAATATAGCGGTGCAGTAATATCAACAGAAACCATAATTTGACGTAAAAACTTTCTATCTGAGGATCCGGCTTGAATCATTCTATGCGCCAAATCAAGATCAGTTGGTCCAATGTAAGCATATTCAAATCCTTCTTCTGTCACTGGAGTAAGAATACCATTTTCTCTAAGCCATTCTGCCTTTTCTTCTTGATAGTCATAGTATTTGTCCTCATCTGCTGCAGACATTGCTTCAGAGTCATTAGGCGCAAGACCAAGTTCTTTAACACAATAGTAAGATGCAACTTCATAATCTGAATCGCCCCACTCACTTTCAAAACCAAAACGACTATCAGATTTAGCCCAACTTTCTAGCGGATTCCGCAACCCGCGGAATGCACCTTCAAAGTTCATTACTCTTGTTTTTGTAAATTTCATTTAACTATTTCCTCCGGTTGAGTTGTAACCGAACTACTTTGCTTGGTATAACTCAATAAAATATTTTTCTTTTTCATCTAATTTAGATCTTTCGCATTCTAACAATAGCTAGAAAGTAAAATTCTCTAATCC